ATGACAAAAACTTTTAATGGATGCTCATTTTCGGATATATGGGTATCACCTAAAAACTGGAAAACAGTTAAAGCTAAGTCGGCTTTAAATGATAATTGGTATATTCAGTGTAATTTCTATGACCCTGCTTTTAAAGAAAAGTATCCCAATGGTTTTCCTTTTAGAAAAAAGCTTAATAAAATTAAAACTCTTGAGGGAAGAAAAGAAGCTATAAGACTTCTATTAGATCAGATACCTATACTACTAGAGAAAGAGGGATTCAATCCTATTACTAAAATTTTTATGCCTACTAAGATTAATGGTAGTAAAGCAAAACTAGATGGTACTATGCCTTTAAAAGATGCTTTAGCACTAGGAATTGAGTTAGCACGCTATGAAGGAGATACTAAAAAAGATTTTCGTTCTGTCTTAAAATACTTTATTGAATCAGCTGTACAATTAAAGTACGATTATGCCCCTGTAAATACTATTATAGGAGTGCATATTGATTTAATAATGGATAACCTTGTGAGAAATGTAAGGAAGCTCTCTGATAAGAGATACAATAAATATCAGGGATATCTGCATCGTCTTTTTTCAATACTTAAACATAAAGGGATTATAAAAATTAATCCAATGGAAGGTTATGAGAAAAAAAAGACGATCATACAACCTCGAGAAACTTTAACAGCAACACAGCGTAAGCTGATACAGAACCATCTTAGTGTAAACTATCCTAACTTTATGTTATTTTGTAATGTATTCTTTCATTCAGGATGTAGAGAGGTAGAATTACTGAAGGTAAAATATGAAGATGTTGATTTAATCAACCTCGAGCTAAAAGTAGAAGTATTGAAAGGAGGGAAGCCTAAAATAAAAATATTGCCTATAAAAAAAATAGCTGTACCCTATTGGGAAAAAGCGTTGTTAGGGGCTAAAAAAGGAGATTATATATTTTCGGTAGGTCTTGTTCCTGGAGAGCAACGCATCAGGCGCGATCAGGTTACTCGTAGATGGAGAGAGCATGTAAAAAAGAAACTGAACATTACAGCAGATATTTACAGCTTAAAACATAGTAACCTTACAGAGATTGCCGAACGTAGATCGGCCAAGGATGCTGCAAAAGCAGCAGGGCATACATCAACTGCAATGATTAAAAAACATTACGATGTAGGTTATTCGAATAGAGAAATGAATAGTGTTCGCTCTATGACCAATACATTTGCCCCTACTACTAATGAGAGTAAAGTAACAGGTAATTGCTTACCATTAAATGATTTCCGTTTCAATTTCAACCTCAAATAAATCAGGACTTACTTGTGTTTTCTGTAAAGACTTAACCAAATGAATTGTGCTGTAAGCATGTATTCTGCTTTTAGCGGTTAAGCCTTGCAGCTGTTCTGTGTGGGCTAGGAACTGCCATGACACCGCTTGTCCTTTTATTCGTGCTGCATACCAGCTGTAATGATGTTGTTGGTGTAATGATGGTAGTAACAACGGTGCAGGATCTTTACTACTATTAACTCCTGCAGTGACCCCATCATATAAAACGAATAAAGGTTTAGCGTTATCACTACTAAAGGCATAAGCTGTTTGTACGTTATTACGATGAAGTAACGGCAATGGTAATGCTTTTAGCACCGTTTCGGTTGTTTTATCATCTTTAGTAAACCCTGTAGTAACAGCTCCAGCTGTATCTTGAAACACCTCGGCATACAGGTAATCTTCAGAACCAGGATCTTCATACTTGAGTAGAAAGGAACTCCCACGGCTAAATGTTCTTTTAGGAAACTTTATTTCGAATGCAGATAGATCGATGATTGGCTTAGTTGCCATTTCATTACTAATAAAGTTTACCCATACTTGCTTATCTTTTATATCGATAGACATTCTTTTTAATGTAAGTATCGTTTTAAATAAATCACCAAAAAGCATATCAGGAACAGCTCTATTCAATTCGATATTATTCGGGTTTAGAATTGAAGGTACAGCTGCTCCGGTATCGTTATATAAAAATACAGGATTAATATCTACCGCTAGCAGTACATCATCCTCATTGTAGCCTGTATCAAAAGAAAATTGAAGGTAATCAGGATTACCATCGGCTATAGTATCAATTGTTATATCTAAATCAAAATCAATGAATGTGATAAAATCCTGCCAAAAACTAAAGGAGGTTTCATATACTAATGTTTCTCTGTAATAGACTTTAAACCGAGTGGGTGCACCTACAATAACACGACGAAGCCTTACAGTTCCTGTAATGCGATATCTACCTGGTTGCGGAATTGGAAAATTCCGATCCATGTAAATATAGGGTGGTTCGAGAGAGGACATGGTATCATAATCTTTAGCCAACATCTGGAAAGCGGTACTTTCTTGAGAGATATTCGAGTAGTATTCATTGTCAGAATAGACTAATGTTTTTTGCAAGGTTTCATCTTGCAGTATATCGCCATGCAATGTATATCCAGCATCGGCCACACCTGCCTGTAATAAGTAGAGTAGGTAAGGAACAGGTTGAATAATATTTCTATTATAGGTTATTTCTTCTACTGTATCAACTTCATTAATCAGGAAAGCTCCATTCTTATAGTTGTTGATGATTTTTTCAAAGGCAAACCATGTATCATTATCTTCAGGCTCAATCTTATCCGTATGAATTTGCGGAAAGTTATAGTTAACTGCAGGCCACGTTTGAGCAATCACCCCTGCAGCATGCTCGTAGATATTATCTACAGGCATACGTATGAGTTGTAATTCAGATAATTTCTTTTTAAAATTCGGAAAATCCTCGAGTCCATACCGAAGTGTAACCGATAGTGCCTGTTCATACTCTTCTATCTCGAGTATTGCCTTCTCCATAACGTTATCATGTACATAGACCCCCTCAAATAACGTTTCGTTCGATTTTGAATTAATAGTATCAATAAACCCCATAGCGTTGTTATACTTGTCGGTTAGGGGTATTTCGAAAGGATAGCTATATTTCGCGAAATAGTTTTCTGTAAACCAAGGGTTCTCGGCCGTATCAGTAATTTCATATACTGATAGATCTATCTCAAAACTAGAATGTATAAACTTCCTCATCGTATGTTCTGTTTATTTCAAACTCTATATCATAGGCAATTAATGCAGCATCACTATCTATAGCTGTAATTGTTTTTTGTATAGGTACTAAGTTTATTGTTTGATTTGGTAATACCAATGCAGCTCTCTTGGCCCTACAAAGACTCTCTATACTTGGCACATCTGATTTTAAGATATAACCTGTATTGATCGTTAATTTATAGGTTTTGTTATTCTCCAGCTTTACAAGTGCTGCGACTAAGTTTTTCTGTAGCGACTGGCCACGGTTCTCCAGAGTAGCCTTTAAGGTGTATTTTCCTGTAAACTCTAGTGCGCTTTTTAATTTGTATTCATTTTCCCAAACAATCGTATTAGAATCATATCCTGGAGGGAAAATTTTATACTGTTTAGAAAAGTTGCCTTGTGAGGTTTCTATTTGGTATTCAAAAATATCACCTTGTTTAGCTTGATACGTTTCAAAATTCACTTTTAAACTAACAATTCCCTGTAATAGTCCTATAGTAGTAAGAAGCTCTCCATTTTTAAAGATCTTCAAATAAGGATAGTTGGCCACAAGTACATTTAAGTACGCATAACTATTGGGAGTTTGTCTTGAGGGTAATGTATTTACCTCTAAAAAACCACTACCATTGTATAGTTCTGGAGAGAGGCCTGCTATGAAATTGATATTCTCAATTTGATATTCCTGTGTGTAATCAGGATCAGAAAAACTCTTTTCTGTAATATCAAGCCCTATTTGAGCAGGTAAATATGGAGTTGTATCGTGAGTAGTAAAATCAGGCATAGTGCTCATTAATCGATCTACTTTTTTACCAATATTGATCTCTTGCTTTTTATTAAACAATGGCACTTTAAATGTAAAACTGTAGTCTTTTGGTTCGTTGGTATAAAAAGCAAATACACGTGCTTTGAGCACTACATCATAATAAGTGTTTTCTTGCTGAGAAGAGAAGGTAACAATATTATTATCGAGTGTAAAAGCATTGCCACCTTTTGGATAGGGCAGATGTATATTACCGATAACATTATACACTACTTGAATAGTAGCTAGTTCCTGACTATTTTCAGAATTAATTACGATAACATCAGCCTCGTATATACCTGGTTCCATTGAGTCAGCATTGAGTACCGAGAAACCAAGGTTATTACTATAACTAGCAGGGGCAGGCACTACTGTTAACCAAGGTGGAACAATGAAATTATATTGCCCAGGGTAGTAGGTTTGTATATGTTGTGTTTCAGGAGTAGTAATACCTTTATAGGCTTCAAAATACAATGCTGTTTTTTCTAAAAACATTCCCGAGTTTTGGAGAATCATTATCTGCACCGGGATAGTCATTAATCCCCCATTTACAATTAATTCGATAGTAAAGGGATTACTTGACGTATCGTAGGTTTCGATAGTAGAAAACAATAGCAGGTCAATTGTTGTTTCTCCTGTACCTGATACTATATTTCCTCCTTCAGGTAAGGTTGCAATATCAAATCCTGAACCTCCAGGGAATAATATAGCAGGTATTCGAATATCCCAATGCGGAGCATTGATTGTAAGCGGTACTGTCATTGCTTCCTGATTGCCTATTTGCCAAACAAAATGAGGTGCAGCAGGGGAGATGATAGGGGCGGTGTCAGGATATACATTTATTCTAATAGGAAAAGTTTTTGAAGCTAGTGTAATTGTACCTCCAGTACTTTCACTTGTGCCATAAATTACGTGTTTCATATTGAACACATAACCGTTACCACTACTTACAGGTAGTAAGTTTAAATTTTGGAAAGTATATGTCATTGTTCCCTGAATACCACTTGCTGTAATAGGGTTAGTAGCGGTACTACCTGTATAGAGATCACCACTCATTACTACACACTCTGGAAACCCACTTACCTGTACATAAGTACGATATCGAATATCAGTCATTCCATTTACTGCAGGAGTGCCTAGTATATCTTTTATTTTAGTAGTTCCCACAATAGGGTTAGGCATGGGTGTGCCCTGGTAATAATCTATAATTATTTCATCAGGATTAAAATCCCAGTCCTGTACAAACGCAGTACTAAATACTTGTATGTTTTGTTGTACAGGATTTAAGGTAAGTAAACTCATAATAGTACTGGGTTTATATCGTCAATATGTTGTATAAAAATTTGGTTCTTATTCACCACATTTAAAGCATCATCAGTAGTCCATATCTCAAGATGCAAGCCGTCAAAATAAAACAATACTCTTTCTTTAAACAGTACTGCACCTTTAGTCTTGAGGTATTGATTTAACTTTTGCTGTACAAAAGAAAATACATCTTTATCACTGGTGATAAATACAATGTTATCGAGGTCATTTGCTTCACTACCTTGTAGTATAGCAGCAGCCCTGCCTGTAAGTACAAAATTTTTACTTGTATCAACTTCGGGAAAATGTTTTTCAAGTTGATAATACAAATTATCTAATAGCGCATTAACGCTACTATCTTTAAAGGTTTTGTTTATTGAGAAGTTCATTAGTTCCTTGCTTTTTCTTTTGATTTTTCAATACGATCCATTTCTTTCTTCAGTTTATTAAGGTCGCGAGGATCTCTTGAGAAGTAGCCTGTAAAGCCTTCCTCTATAGCGCGCTCCATAATATCACTATTACGACTAATAACACTTAATAGATATTCTGTAGATATTGTATTTTCTGTAGTGTTTTGTGGTGCAGTAGCAGCTCCAGGTACTTCATAACGTGATTCTTTTAGTTTGTCGCTATAATACCCTTGTTCAAAACCTTTAATACCGCGAAGCTCTCGCACTAATGCATTTTTAGTTTCGGGTGACATTTGCCTGTAAGCCTTACTGTCAATTATCATTTCAGGACCATTCTCTCCCGTTAAAAAGTGTGTAGGTTTTGTAACTAATCCTGATCGGGTTGTACCTCCATAAGTTGATCGGAATAGTTTTCCATCTTGCTCTCTTTTTACGTATTCAGGATAAAGCCCCTTTTCATACCCTCGAGCTGGTAACGGTTGTTTTAAAACCATACCTAATTGCACAGCTCCTAGAGCAGCGACTACTTTAGTAAGTAATCCAGCTGATACACCAAAATCGAATTTCGGTACTTGTGCCCATATACCCATAATAGCCTGAGAGGTATTCAAAAGAATATTTATCGCTGCCATTGCTTTTTGTCGTTTAGCCTGCTTATACTCAACATCAGCCTTTTTATGATCCAGTTCTGTATCAAGTCGCTCAACTTCTCGAGTATATTGTACCTGGTTAATGAAACCATTATCTAATTGCCATTTTAACCTCTTCTTTTTATAATCAGTATTGCTCGCAAAACTTCTTACCTGTGCATTTTCATTAGAATTAACAAACTCATTGTATGTTCCCCAGACATTCTGCAATGAGCCAATGACCATTTTTGTAGCTTCTAGTTTTTCTGATAATGTATCAAGACTACTAAAGGTAGCACCCCACTGATCGGCAGTATACCCAAGTACATCAGCACTGCCGAATGCCTGCCCGAAAGCATCAGCTACATTGTCTGTTCCTCCTTTCCTAGAAAGATCTCCTTTAGCTTTTACAATTTCAGATATCTTTAGTTTTAGATCTGCTATTTCCTGCTCCATTGCTGTTCGCTGTTCAGGAGTTAACAAACTAAAATCAATGTTCTTATTTCGATCTTGTAGTATCGCTACCTTAGTATCTAAAAGTTCTTTTAGATGCGCTTCTTGCCTTTGTAGTTCCTTACTATCAAATTCTCGCTGTAGTTCTTCCTTAGCTATTTCATTAGCCCCTAAAGCGGTTAGTTCGTAATTATGAGCTGTTTTTCTTACTATTCTTTCAGCTTCAAATTGTTCTTGAAGTTTATCTATTTTATTATTCTCGCCTTGCTCTGTTATTTTAGCCATTCGTAAACGATGAGTATATAACTGCAGCTCAAGAAGCTCATAAATATGTTTATTTTTTTCTAACCAAACCTCTTTCTGTTTCGTCCAGTAGGCAACATCTTGTTCTGATGATTTAGGATCGCTTATTTTTTTATCTGCATTACGAATATCATCTTGAGCAATTAATTGCTTTTTAAGACCTTCTACCTTACGACGATGGCTTTCTATTTCGATAGCTTCTTCTTTATCAATACCTTCCTCCATTAAAGCAAGGCGCGCATCTATACTTTTTCGAGATAAACCTAAAATTTCAGCCTGAAATTTTTCAAGAGCTTTCATTCGTTTATCATGTGATTTTTGAGTTGCTTTTTCAGCACCTTCCTCTACAACTGTATATCCTGAGTTTCCATTAGGAGTTGTAGAGCTTCCTATGTTACCTAGTAATGCATCAATTTCTGCTTGTATGCGTAATGCTTCTTTAGACCCTTCTTTATGTTTTTTAAGCTCCTCCTGTAGTTTGGCTATCGTTTCAGATTGATAATCGGAGAAATTCTGCAGAGCTTTACGTGCTTCAGCATGCTCTTTTTTAGCCTTTTCATAGGCTTCCTGAGCTTCATAACTGTAGTTTTCTTGTCGAGCATGATACCCTGCATATTCACTCGTGCTTGTACGCATTCGTTCTAATGCCTTAGCAGCTTCTTTTTCATTAGACTTTCTCTTTCTTTCATTTTCAGCAGCTTCAGCATCTGCTTTTAATTTCGCATCAAATTCAGCAGCTTCAGCATCCGCTACAGCATTAGATCTGTCCTTCCTTACTTTCTCTCTAGCTTTAGCCAGTGCAGCTTGGTCTAGTTTTTTTATCAAGGCATCATAGGCTTCGGTAAGTTTATTCGTCGCCTTAAACTCCTTATCAACGGTATCAATAAAATCAGGGCTTATTTTTATTAAATTTTCATAGGCTATTTTTCGTATTGCAAGTGAGGCACTTTCATCTTTCAGTATTTTTATCAATGGCTCTATCTTGCTTTTTAGCTCTGTAGTGGTTTTACTAAGTGCTTTCATGTGCTCATTTTGAACATCTGCAGTAGCACTAATTGTTTTTACTGCAGCTGCAGCTTCATTTGCACTATCCCTGAAAGCGATATAAGCTGTAGTAACAGCTGCTATTATACCTAGAATTAAACCAAAAGGAGTAGTCATCATAGCAGCGCTAAGTGCCTTAAAAGCCTGTATAGATCCTCTAATATTTAAATTAAGTAGGTTTTGCGCTAACACCATTGCTCTTGTTCTAACAACGGCTATAGCCTCTAAAGCAGCTTTTGTTTTTAATCCGAGATTATAAAGCAAACCTGCTTGTGTATTACGTGTTTGCCATAATAACATTAGTTTCATCCAAGCAGTACTTGTAACCATTGCAGCAATAACTACGGCAAGTGCCTTAGCTGTAAATGCTAATGTATCGCGCCATTTTTTACCCGATCCATCAGCATCATCTGTAGCTCCTATAAACTTTGCAAACCATTCTGCAGCAGCTGCAAGCCATGCCACTAATCCCTCGCTAGAGAACCAACCAGTAACTGTCTTTTTAATTTTAGAGAGTGTTGCCTCCAGGTCATTGTTTTTAATGTTGTACTCATCGATTAATGAAGTTCCTTCTTCAAACGCTTCATTAGATAGTATAAGTAGCTCTCTAAATCGATCAGTATTATTCCCCATTGCTCCAATGGCTTTATTGGCACCATCAGCATTAAGCCCTAGATATTTTAATGTCTTGGCAACATTAGTAGCGTTCATACCTCGTAAACCTTCAGAAAATTGTAGCATAAACTCTAATGGATTAGCATTTATTAATGCTTCTATTTCTTCACGTGATTTACCCATGACTTTACCAAACTTACCAGCGTGGTTGGCTGCTTGTTTCATGAAAATATTATAAGCTCTGGAAGATACCTCTGCTTCAATACCCGATTCTTCAAAGGCAGCTCCTAATGCAAGTGTTTCAGATACTGATGGTTTCAACACATCGGTAAGTGATCCTATCCTATTCGTGAAGTTGGCAATATTACGTTCGCTTGCCAGTCCATTCGCTCCTAACTCATTAATAGCACTACCAATAGCCATATATGATTCTTGAACCCCCATTTCCTTAGTTTCCTTAAATAAGAATTTAATCTTACCTAGTTTTTCGGCAACTTCTTCAGGGCCACCTTTAAAACTATCACCAAGAGCAACATTGGCTTTATCCATAACCCCTACAAATTCCTGTATCTCGTCTTTTACTATACCAATACGACCACCTTCCTCTGCTATTTTAAGTAAGTCAATACGGGCGGTACGTGATCGTAACATACCGAAAGATTTTGTAAGCTCATCAACTTCCTTTTTAGTCAAGCCTACTGTCTTACGTACATTAGACTGTGCGCCTGCTAACTTACCATTATAGTCAATCATTTTTTGCAAGGAGAGTATGACACCAGTAGTCATGGCGACTAGGGTAGCACCTAATGCAGCAAAACGATTAAATTTATCTGCAAGTCCTCCAATGCTCCAGGCAGCAGCACGGCTCTTGCCTTTAAGCTGATCCATTCGAGCAGTAATCTGTTTCAATTCCGCATCATAACGCTTATAGTCTGTAGAACCTGGTATTACGTGTTGTAGCTTTAATCTTAATAGATTAGCTTTATTTCGTAGTTGACTAAAAGTTAAACCTGTAAGACCAATTTGATCTTGCAGTTCTTTCATTCGGGTCTTGTTTACTCTTAAAGTAGCATTGTTTTCCCTTATAGCTTTATTAACAGCCTTATACCTATTAGTTGATTTTTTATTCTGTTTCTCGAGTAATTGCTTTTCTTTTCGAAGTTCTTTTTGTTGGCCATTAAGATCGCGCATTGATTTTTCTAGGTCGAAAAGCTCTTTTTGCGCCTCATTACCATTAATAATAATGGTTAATTTTAATTTCTCATCGGAGATTTTCTTTGCCATACTTTCGGAATTTCTCCAAAAGTGGCAATTGCCATTTACCTAAGTTGTAACATGAAAAAAAGAGAAGGAAATGTGTGTTTTATCCTTAATAATGAACACTTTATCGATAATAACATAGGTTAGAGTGGAAATAATAGTAAGTTTGTACTAACTAAAAATTTATTAATTAAATATTACTTTATGAAAGCTACTTTCAAACTTAAACTATTACTGTTATTAGCAGCAGGAATGCTTTATTCTTGTTCTAATGATTCAGGGCAAGCAGATACAGGTTCTGGAGAGCAAACACAAGAGGTTTCGTTAAAAGAAATTCCTGTAAGTCTTAAAAAACTGAATATTGGAAGTCAGATTATATTGTTTTCTTATACCAATGTATCTGAAGCTCAACAATTAGTTGATGCAGCAGTCGCTGATCTTATTGTTGACTCTAAGGAGGATTTAGGAGAAAGAACAGATGCTACACAGATGCTAACTAATGTAAAAATATCTGGAGGAAAAGCGTATGTGAATGAGTTTTTATTTTATGACGAAAACAAACAAGAGCTAGTCGAAGGGTTTTATTATGATGCAGCTACTGATAGCTATAAACCACATAGTGCACCATCACTTCAGTTTATGTCAGCAGCAATAAACGGAGCAAGATGCCCAAGCGGATATGAACAACTAGCTAGCTGTAGTAATTTTAATAATCCAGAAAACTGTATTGGAGGAGCTTTACAATCTTATTTATCTACAAGTTTAAGTAGTGTAGGAGATTGTTTAGATATTCATATTTCAGTAGGATTATCTAAAACTAGAGTTTGCGGAAAAGAATGCTAATAAATTGGGATTTATTATATTTAGAAAAAGCCACTCTCTATAAGGAGTGGCTTTTTCGTTATCATGCTATTTTAGTGAAAAAATCTTGTGAATTATTAAAACTGGTTGTTATGTGGCGATCATCGTCTACCAGTAATAATATTTCTTTTTGGTGTAACCATAGGCAGTTTGGTTCTACTTCATTTTTTTGCTCTGCCTTAAGTGTAATTACATTCCTGTATAATCCATCACACCATAGCGCATCATATAACGCTGTAAAGTCAATGTCGTTTTGGATATACTGTTTTAATTGTTCTGCATCATAATACAGTTGCTGATTGATATTAGGGCAACTGATTAGTAAAGGCTCTTTACCCAATGTATAGCGTTTAGTACTATACATCCTGGCTACATCTTTAATGCTAACATTAAGATGCTCTTGTACCGTTCCATCTAGGAACCGTACAATAACAGTAGTACACACATCCATAGTCTGCTAATTTACAGAAAAACAGATGTGTTTTTGAAGTTAACGATTTGATAATGAAACGTTATGCAATCGCGAATGGTAACTTTTTCTTTGGACATATCGAAAAAATTTAGACACAGCTCACCCAACACCGTAGGTGTGTCCAAATTACCAAAGGTAAGATTTAGGAGTCGTTTCCTTCTCCATCACCATAGTAATTGGGCTTGCCGTATTATTGTAAAAAAATAAAAGTCTAAAGGTTTTCACCTCTAGTAATTTGGACATGGCAAATATAGGGATGATAATAGAATATGCAATATAATCTTTGTCTTTACGGTAAACCGTAAGGCAATATCGCTTTGGTGTAATAAATTAGCTTAAAAATATATTAATTATGGGAAAAACTAGAGTGAAATACTTTGATGAGAATGCTAATTTATTGTTTCAAGAAGAGAAAAAAAATATTAATATTCCACCTATAGGTAGAGTAATAATATGGCATACGTTATATTGGAAAATCTCTGAAATAATAGAGGACTGGGATAAAAACACAATAACGATTACATTGAGAACCCTAGAAGATTAGTAATTTGGTCACGGCAAATATTGTTTTTATTTGCGGATATAAAAAAACCTGCTTATGCAGGTTTAGTAATGTTTTTTAGTGTTTTATACTAATTACTTTATGTTATTAATATTAATATTTTCCCCATGTATAACTAAGGCATCTCTATTCTCCCTAAGTATAGAAGCAATTAAAAAATCACTCGAATAAATAGAGTCTATTTCATTGGTATATTTAACCTTCATTTGTTCAACAATTGAATAAGTATCTTCTCCATCGTAAAAACGAATTAATCCATAATTTGCGCATTCTACGAAAGGCTTAATATATGTGCTCCAAATTGAGATGACCTGATTATATCCAATAAAAGTGAGACAACCATTTTCAATTAAGTTGCTTCCTAACTCATATCCAGAGCTACACGAGAAAGTATAAAAAAAAGAATTTTTAAAAAAAGAATTGTTTAATGCTGTTGATATATAAGGTAATTGTGCTTTTACGAGACAATTTTTATCTCCATGTGAATATGCTCCAAAAATAAATTTTTCAAGAGGTTCGGTTGTGACTTTTATTGACAAGTCATTTAAACGATTACTATTTATTAGGGTAGGGTTAACACCTGTCAGATTAAAAAAAGCATATAAATCATTTTGACATGATTGAAAAAAACTACCTAAAGTATTATCAGATTCATCTATTACTAAAACTGTATCAATCATTGATGGTCTCTTTTTTTCTTAATAATAAATCTATTGTTAAAGAATTTAATTTTCTAGAAAAATCTTTCCCTACTTCAGTTTGATTTCTTACTTCAAATAGTATATCGTTTAAGGAGAAAGATTGACCATCAGAAGTTAAATAAATAGGTTTGTCTTTATCTTCATTTTTACTGATAATCCAATCTTCGATGATATTATCAAGACTTGTTTCTAGGAATGTAACGGCTTTATTAATAATAACCATTGATTTTTCTATAGTTTCATCTTTATGAATAAAACCGAATGCATGATTATTAATAAAGTCACTAAATGACTCTTCATTTTCATTGATGGCACTCCATAAAATAACAGGAACAAGGCTTGACTTACTTTTTATTTTTTTTAAAATGGAATGACCATCTTCTTTATCTGTTGGTGAAAATTCTATATCTAATAAGACAATAATATTTAAATGAAGATGATTTAAAATATAATCTAACCCTTCTTCCGGTTTTAAAAAGAATTTTACATTTCGATAATTATCTTCTAAGGTATATAATAGTGCATGTTCTTCTATTGCAGGACTATCGTCAATTATTACAATTGTTAATTCCATAAGTCTATTTTTTAAATGGTATAGTAATTTTAAATGTAGCTCCAGTTGGTTTAAATTCATTTTCTATCAGCTCTATTTCTCCCCCCATTGATTCAATTCTAGTTTTGACCATATATAAGCCCAATCCAGCACCACCTTCATGCGGAGTAGTTGTAAAAAACACATCAAAAATCCTATATTTATCTTGCTCATCTACTCCCATACCATTGTCAGAAAAATACAGAGTAAAATTTTTATCATTCAAAATACCACTGCATTTTATTTTTTTGTCTTTGGTGTTTTTAAGAGCTTTAATTGAATTTGAAATCAAATTATCGATTATATCTTCAATTGATTTTCTATTATAAGTTACTATTAAATCTTTATCTAAAATCACTTCTGTTTTAATCTTTTCTTTGCTAAGTATTTCATCATAAATAATATAGAACAAGTTTTCTATAACTGCTTTCATACTAATTTCTTCCATATCGCTATTAGACTGTGCATATTTAAGCATAAAGTCAACTCCAGTTTTTAGTTTAATCATTTCATTGAAAATTTTTTTAGAAATTTTTTTAAAACGATGCTCTAAATTTGGATTAGGGAAATTATTATTGAAATATTCAGCACTAGTTAATATATGACCAATGGTATGTCTTGCCATATGTGAAAACATTGCTGCAAAAGTTTGTAAAGAGACTAAACTTTTAAAAAGGTCTTCTTTTTGCTTTGATTCTTCTTCTAATTTATTGTAATCTGTAATGCTTTTATTTACAGTCCCTTGTAATTTAGATAAATTTGTTTCGATTTCTTCTAAAACTCCTTTTACTTCAGGGGTGGCATTATCTTTAATTCTAGAAATATCACCTTTTAAATCTTTTATTGTCCCCCTAGCAGCACTAAGTCCTGATTTTGTTTTTTCACGAGATTTTATTTTTTGACTTTGAAGGTATTTTTCAATTTGTTGAATCTGTTCAATTACAATTTTTTTTAATTGATCAAACTCATTGTTGTCAACAAAACCCTGTCTGTTTGTAGATTCAACGATCAATGGGTTTAACTCATCAGTAATTTCAATAAACCCTAAAAGATCTCTAGATCCGAGCTTATCAAAAAAACCAGACCATCTCCTTTTATCTATTCCTAAAATATCTTTTTGTTCATTTTGAGTATCTACGTATTCAGCAAATGGAGTAGTTATAAGACCATCTCTATATATTTTTATACCATCAATTTCTGAATTAAAATGTTTTCTATATTTAGCTTTTGCAGTTTGATCGAAATAATAAATTGTAGCTTTAAAAGGACCAAAATCTCTATACGGTATATTTATTACTTCTAAATTATCTTTTTTAAATTGTAAAATTTCTTGTGTTTTAGATTCTGAATTATACCCTAGTTCAAATTTTAAAGTCGCAAAATCTACTAACTGTACCTTAACATCAGTATCTTTAAAATTTTCATAATCTGTTTTTAATCTAATACGAAATGGAAACTGTTTATGCTCATTATTAGGTGAAATTAGTTTAGATAATTCTTTAATAGCTCTATTTATATCTTTTTCGGTCCATTCTTGATTAATCCTAGATATTTCTAGAGAAGTACCATGTTGATCTATATCTGCATCTTCTAACCAATATCGATTTTTAATATCAGTAAAAAAATCTTTTTCTTTTTCAAAATTAATGGATAACTGTTGTTCTTCAATTTTAGAATAATTTATCCAATCTGTTTCTAAACAGAAAAGTTTATTAGTGCCTTTTTTCTTTGTTTTTAGGACTAACTTTGCTCCAAGTTTATCTACAGCGAAACGTCCTACTCCTTTTTTACCAGAAACTAAACGATTATATGGGGGAGGAGTTCTTCTTTCTCTCCTTTTACTACTAGTTCCAATTACCATCCATCTATTTTTAATATCACCATAATCCATTCCAAAACCATCATCTGAAATAATGATTTTGGAATCTAAAGAGATAGGGTTAACATTGATAAACTGGATATTAACTTCATTTGCGTTAGAATCATAAGAATTTTTAACCAATTCAAATAATGCTGTGATTCGATCTGTAATCAATTCACGTCCTAAAAGTCTATATGCACTTACGTCAAAATTGAATTTCAAAAAATTTGTTTCTTTTTTAGCCATAAAGTTTTAGTAACAGGTTATTTTTTTGATGTTTTATATGATTCAATAATTTGTTTAAAAATTGCTTTAGCCAATAAAGGCGGAACCGCATTACCTATTTGTTGCTGTTGAAAAGATAGATTTCCTTTAAACATGAAATTATCGGGGAAACTTTGAATTCGTGCTGCTTCTCTAACAGAAAGTCCTCTATGCTCATAGGGGTGAATGAGCATGTTTTTTCTGTAATTTGCAATTACCACCGATGGTTTTTTAGGATCGAGACGTTTGTATATACCACTGTGACAATTAGATGTATTTTTGTAATTAGTCATTAATTCTACTGGTATAGCTTTCCAATTTTGCCCTGGTTTTATATGTTTATACCTTTCGATAACATATGGTTGATTTTTGGAAACATAATTTTGAGAAGGTTTTTTTGAATTGCCTCTCATGAGTTTAATATAAGGAGTAATCTTTACTTTTTTGTAATTTAGAAGATCATGATTAGCTCCATTTTCTAGTTTAGGTAAATCTTTAATAGCTTCCTTTACAGTAATTACTTCCTCTTCTTTATCAGGAAATGAAAAATCAATTCCTAATCTGTTACCTACCATAAAAAATCGATTTCTATTTTGCGGAACACCGTAATCTGATGCAGTGAGAACTTTCCAACTAGTTTTATATCCTAATTTTTCGAATTTTTTTTCCAACTTGGCAACGATAGTTCCTTTTTCAAAAGTTGTAATACCCTCTACATTTTCAAAAACAAACCATTTTGGGTTCATCTCGTCAACTTGTCTAATAAACTCATGAAACAATGAGTTGTTTTTATTTTCGGAATTTCGGGTTTTTGTGTTAGAAATAGAAAAACCTTGACAAGGTGGGCCTCCAAATAGTATAAAAAGATCTTTGTATTTTGGATCTAAAGAGATTTCTCTTATATCATTTTGAATTATTTCAGCATTTGCATGATTAGCCTTGAATGATTCAGCAGCATGTGAGTCAGATTCAACAGCTACAACAACTTCTATCCCAACCATTGAAGCACCTACACTCATGCCTCCTGCTCCGCTGAACAAATCTATTGCTTTTAATTTCATTTGAATTTTATAAAATCAAGTATTAAATAAGCTAAAATAAAAGAAAACAAAGGATTAATAAAATTTATTTTAACATTATTCCATTTAGCTCAATTCTTCTTTCACAGCTTCAGTATAACCATGAGCAAGCTCGCGCACAATATTATTATAATGACCCCAGATTATTTTATTATGAATAGGGTGCTGCACCTTTCTTTTTTTATTGCCTTTACTATTTTTTCTCGTTTTCATATCCACAAAACGATGCTTGAGTTTTTGGCTATATTCCAAAGCAGTTTCTGTAGTTGTAAAACCTCGATCATTAATCCAGTCAGAACTAGTAAAGTTGTTACTCGCCATGTATTTAACCTGGGCAAGGTTTATAGCTGTAGCTTGAGTACTAAGCACTCGTTTTACAAAACGTCCTTTTAGCACATCATCCAGCTGCTGTTCCTGCTTCGTCATTTGGTAATATCTTTATCTTGTCGAGTTTATAAAGCACCTCGAGCATAGTGCTAAACGGTACCTTCTCATCGTTTCTCCAATGAGAAACTCTGCTACGGCTGATATCTAATTGCTTACTTATACCTCTTACTGATATTGCTTTGTCAAATGCTTGTTTTATATCTTCTTCGTTCATCATTTTAGTTTTAAATGTTGCGTAATTTACAACATTTAAAACTTAGATCCCATAGAAAGTTGTACAAAATATCCGTTACAACTCTCTAAATTCTTAACAGGACTAATACTAATACTGTCTTGTTCTAGTAATCTGAAGAGGTTACATCCTTCGCTTTTATCTGTGAGTAACTTCTCTACAAATTCACAAGCAGCAGCTTGTGTACGCTCAAATATAGCGAGGTAACTATCATAGTCGTGTGCTGAATAATCGGTTTTATCCATAAAGTAAAACCCTGTCATGTTTTCCCACTGCACAGCATCTTCACTGCCATTTACTCCATGTTCAGGCACTAAAGCGATCATCAGGATATTATCTTCTGCAGTATGTTCTTTCATGAATTTAAATAGATCATCTACAGTAACCACAACTTTCCCCTTTTTTACAGATGCAATTGCTTGTACTACTTCTTCAGTATAATTTTTAAGCTCACTAATTAATAGCATTATCTTTTTCGTTTTGTTTGTAATCGAGATCTTTTTTCTTGAGGTCATACAGTCGTATTAGTACCTCCCAAAGGTTAGTGTTCCGTACATCCTCTATAGTTCCAAACTCGCCACTCTCAGCAATTGCATAAGCCAAGCTATCCATCCCTATACCAGGCACCGCTTCATCATCACTTTCTCCTGCAGCATCAGCATCAAATAGTATCGACAAATCTAGCTCTCTATTTCCCCAAGGGATCACTGCTTGAGTCAAGCACTTCTGAAAACTTGCAAATAGCAGATAAAACCCATAAGCAAAGCCAGGATGATATTGTTTTATCTTAGCAGCTCTACTTGCTATACTGTTCGCGTTATATTGCTCCCTTACATCTCCATTATAGTCTACCTTCTTACGCTCTAACCATAACCATTTCTTTTTAGGACGATAAAATATAGCAGCAAGCAAGTACAACTTTTCATACTCTCCAGTAGTGCTATATTCTAAAAATAAGCGCAGGCCATCGTTGTACTCTCCAAAGGTTACATTCGTAAAGCTATCAGCTGGTCCAAAATAATTTTTGAGCAATGGTCTTATTTTAGGCACAGGGTTATGCGTATAGTCTTGCCTTATTACTTTTTGCCCATTATCATCAGTAAAAAATGAGTCTACAAGTATTGAAAGCTGAGTTACATTATCCCATTTTTGATGTTCGTCCATATCATCAAAAGTATCATCATGTTTTCGACCAGGTACTATATTCAACAATCGATACACAGCCTGTACTTTCATTTGCTCAAAAGAAATAGATCCTGTAGCTACTTGATACAATAACGCGCACATATCCAAGTACTGATCGCGCTCGCATTCAGCCAAATTTTCAGGTATGAATAATTTTAATGCTGCTTCTGGAATTTCTATTGAGTGCATAGCTCGAGCTTATCGTTAATTGTTATTCCTAATTTTTCCATCTCATCGCCAAAGCGACCTAAAACCTGCTGTTTGCTTTTCTCGATGCTCTTATAGCTTTTCGGAATGAAAGCAGATTGTACATCTATACCCATATAACGGCGCATATAAGTGACTATAGAGTGTTTTAGTATCAGCTGGTCTACCTCTCTATCTTTAATAGCTTTAGCTAGTTTATTATTATAACCATTAAAACGTTTAATTGTTCTGAAATACCAAATTCTGTAGAATAAATCTTTTAATTTTTTCATCATTATAATCCTAAATAGTTTGATCCTTCCGTTGCACCTGCAATAGTACTATCAGTACTATCTGAAGCAATAGGAGTAGGGGTAAGTAATGTTTCTATTTTTTTTAATACCGTTGCTGCATCGGCCATAAAGGCTTGTCGTGCAGCTTGCGCTTCTAGTTTTTGAGATGCCTGCTTGGCTTGAGTAGTTTGTCTATCTGAAGTATAAGATTGCAAAACTCCTTCAGGAAATATATGTACAGATAAGCGTATCATTGCCCATGCTAGCGCATGATACACGCACGCTTCTTGTATTAACGATAGCAGCTGTAGTTCCTCATCAGTAACAGCGGTATCAGTCTGTAATTTCTGCTTTAACACATCAAAACGATCTTTACCTATTCGAGGCAGTATCTCGTCTTGTTCACATTGTCTTATACCAGGTTCTAATTTTATGAGAACATAACGCGAATGAATAGGAAAGTAAGTATTAAAATCATCGGTGGTTCTCAAAAATAAACGATGCGATTTAACATAGGCCTCAGATGCTTTCCATTCCGCACTATGATTGTCAAGGTAATGCAGAAAATCATCCATTGACCTATAGAACCTACGCTCTAACGCAGCATTATCTCTGTCAATCATCCACTCAAAAGCCTGCTTCTCATGATCGGCTTGGCGCATCTTTCGGCCATTGTTAGTATGCGATATATCTTTATTAGGAGCAAGTAAGCTGTACGATCGAATAGCTATAGGATAGCGCATCATGTATAGTAACTCTTCCTGATCTTCAGCTCCAGCGATATAGCCACTATGAACCATATTATAAACGGGGTTTCCTATTACCCGTATCATTTCGTGAGTAGCTGTAATAACATCAGGCTTTATACTACTAAATTTGATATCAGCATCTATAAACCCTAAGAGTTCCTTTAGTTCAGTACTACCATTAACACCCTCTTTTTCAAATAATAGTTTCATAGCTAGTTGTTTTTCATTCTATCTTTTGGGTTAACATCTTGCTCTTTTTCGGGCACCATGTGATAAAAACCAATCTTTAATCGAGTAGTAGGGAAGTTGGCTTTTATCGCATAGTTAATAGCTTTAGTGATAATCATTTCAGGAATATCAATACCTGTAGCCATAAAGTTTTTAAGTGCATATAGCTGCTCTGATCCGCTATCTGCCTTACCATTCACAGCAATGTTACCAAGCGATCCGTGCAAACCAATACCTGATGTTACGGCCACATCAGCTCTATCAGCAATTTTTATCTGAGATTCCACATAGTCTTTAATTTTCTGATCTACTACTTTTACCTCCCAACCATGCTCTGATAGGGTAGCCCCTTCAATTTTTATAGTTTTTGAGGTATGTAGAAACTTACCTGTATTTTCTTCTCCAGATAATACTTTCGATATTGTTTTAAGCACTCCATCTTTGTACTCTTCAAGCATCGATTCTTTATACTCTTGCCCTTTTTTTACGCACTCTGATCTTAAAGCCTCTGCTTTATCATCCCAATATTGTTGTGGCGACACAATGTGATATTTCAAGTTGATGCCATTTTTAGATAGAGCTTTAAATATCAATGGTACAGCTGTAGATCGTCGCAACCACTCCATAGAACCATAAAGGTCTGGCACTGTATAATAGTCCGTACAAAAGCTATACATGTTCGAATACAGTATTGCATTTTTATGTTTAAAAGGGCGCGTAAAATCAAAAATATTATAAGCCCTGTATTCACTTAAAGCATCAGGAGTAGCAAAGCTCCAGTCTGTAGTTACAATATGAGTAGCTGCTTTGCTTTGCGCTGCTTTTAAGCTCGCTAAACGCGCTTTATCAGTAGGTATGTGTTCTAACCTAGCAATGAAGTTATTACCCACTCTAGTGCCTCGAGATTGAATGATACGGCTATACACACCCTGCATATGCTGATAGTCTACACATAAGCGCAATAAGTAATCTTCAAAATCCCAACTCTCTAGCCAGTTCAGTATAGCTTCATCCTCCTCCCACACACGTTGTCGTTTACCATCAACAGTAGTATCTCTGTACAATGCAGGACCAGAACCCCACAACAATTGCGTTTTCTTAGTCAAGATACCAGGAGCAAGGTTATTGTTTTGTACAACCTCCTTTATCTGTTCTGGTAAATCATTGTTACTACCATACGGATATACTACATAATCGCCTATAAAGTTGTGCTGACTGCTCCAGTTCAGGTTGTCATTACTAACAGTCTTGTATCTATCAAAATCTCTAGGACTTTCCGATGCTTCATAGGTGTATGCAACAGTACCTGATTGTACAATAGCACTACTACCTACACGTTCTATTACATTCATAATTATGGTTTAATGGTGTATTCGTTAAACTTCATTAATAGCGATAAATGAAAGAAACGGGGCGCACCCGTTCCGCTATGATCGGTATAAGCTATAAGAGTATTAGCCTTGTCGCTCTGGTCGTTTCTTAGCCCTTTTCTTAATAGTACCTTATCTACCTTTCTTAATCCGCCATACTCATCCTTAGTTGAGTTGTATGCTACAAACTCAATACTAAAAGGAATACCCAATTCGGTATGCTCTCGCATTCGCTTTATAGCTTGGTAGGTGGTGCTTGTCTTGTTATCCATGCAATTGCCATTTATTGCAATGATAAGCAAGGCAATTACCTTATGTTGTGATATGAAGCAAACCCCAGTAAAACAAGGGCTTTGCGAGTTTATAAGGTGGTGAGTGCCTCACCGCGTGGGTGGTGCGCCCTCTCATATATCCCAAAAAAAAGGCAACTGGCAACTGATTTTCGAAAACTTAGCGGGCTGGGGTTCACAAACAGACAAAAACCAACAAAACAACCCGAAAAGGGTTTGTTTGTTGATTTTCTGATGTTTACGATTTTTAGTATTTATTTTAAACCTGTTTTTTGATGTTTTTTAAATGTAGTTTCCGCCTATTTAGATAGGTTCTTTATAGTTTATTTTAACATTTTTAAAGCTCCTTTTTGCTTCAAAATGTTGCGTATAACGCTACATTTGATTATCTTTAAGTATTGAAAGAGAGATAATTAACAATTAAAATTAAATATAAAAAAGATGTCAAACTTTGATTTTTCAACTCAGCCAAGTTTATATGTAGGAACGTATGAAAAGTATAACAATTGCTCAATTTCGGGGGATTGGTTAACATTAACAGACTATTCAGATGCAGAGGAATTTTTAGAGGCTTGCAAAGAATTACACTGTGATGAAGAACAGCCAGAATTTATGTTTCAAGATCAAGAATATTTACCAGACTTTTTATACAGTGAATCCGCTAGCCTTAGCGAGTTAAAGCGCATTTATGAATATGTAGAGCTTATAGATGATTTAGAAGATGTCAACTGGGTATATCTAAATAATGAGTATTGTAATAACACAGGTGTTGATAATTATATCTACGAATTTACAGATGATTTTTTTGATACTCATTTTTTTGATAACCCTACGAATGCAGCAATGGCTGCAAGTTTTGGGAAAATAAATTGGAGCGATGATTATATCGAGTTTAACGGTTATGGAAATTTGGAAAGCATTTCTGAAGATTTAATCGAAACTCGTATAGATAAAGAGGAAATTATAGCACACATTATTGAAAATAAAGAAAGTTATTCACTATAAATTAAAATATTATGAGCGTAGAGAGCAAAAATATTATCGCTTTTGTTATTAGTAGCTGTACAGAACAAGAGAAAGAGCATATTAAAAATTATCATACAGATAAAGACTTTATTAAACTATGTAGAAAATCGGAAGATGGAAGAGAGTTTGACCTTATGGACTTTCAAGAGGCTTTTAATGATGGTGAAATAAATCCACTAATTGACTATGTACGATTTATTGATCTTGATGAGTTTCGAAAAAACCAAGAAATAGAAAAAACAAAAATTTTATTTGAAGCCTGTAAAAGCTCCCTTACTGATACTACAATGCTATTAAATCAAGATTGTGAGCTTACAGATGATAACTTGTTAGCCACCATTAACACGTTAAATAATGCGATTATTAACTACGAAAACAACATTTGCACTATAAATTAAATAATGGTAAAGAATACAGATATAAAGGAAGAATTAAGACCCTTAAACAACCTATTTAATACATTTAAATATGAGTTTGATATTTCGATTTTGTTTGATGATTTTTTAACTATAGTTGTTTGTTGTATGGCGAAAGGAACAAAGGAGGGTTTATATTTGAGTACTATTAAAAAATACAGTAGAACTCAACTTGATACATTTAGTAAGATGTTTGTTGAATTAGTTAAAATCTATGCTAAAAACTTAACGTTTGAAGAGTGGTGCGATCCGTTAGGCGAGTATTACGAAGCATTAGCAAGCAAACACAAAAAATCGGGGTTCGGGCAGTTTTTCACTCCTAAAGGGCTTTGTGATCTTATGGCAAGTTTAACCATTGATAAAAGCAAAAAAAACTTAAAAATTTATGAACCTTGCTCGGGTAGTGGTAGAAACATACTCGCAGCCGATAAAGTTGTAAGCGGTAATTATTATGTATGTGAAGATATAGACCCGATTTGCTGTAAAATGACCGCTATAAATTTATGCTTTCACAATATTAGAGGTGAGATACATTGTAGAGATGTAATTGCTTACAGTGCCCCTCGTTTTTCTTTAGCGGTTAACTATAACTATATAGATAGCAAAATCAATAGTATATTTTATTACTCATCAAATAACTAATAACATGAATATTTCAATCTATAATAATATAATAAATTCAGAAATTTATAAAAACAAAAGTATGTCTTTAGGTTTTAGAAGATGGAATTTATTACCTCAAAAAATTAGACTAAATTTTGATAAAGCCATGTTTTTAAAAACTGGCAGTATTAATATACACAAAGAGAGTGTTTCTTTTTTTGAAGAAATGAGTGAAGAAGAGTTTAAACAGTATATACTTACACATTTAAAATAAAATTATGCCCCTTAACAGGGGCTTTATTAAAATTTCTCGCGCTCCGCGCTCGGCTAACGGAACAACCAGAATTTTTAATGCACACTAATACCACTAATAGTTGTATTTGATTTTTTAGTGTACTTTAAAAATTCTGGTCTGAAGATGAAATATTTAAACGCATCTGAAAAATTGGTAGAATACATTGGTAATAAATGTAATGCCAATTTTTCAGAAGATTTGTCTTTATGAATTGTTTTAGAGCCTTTTTTATCAGTCTTAGTAAGTATTTTGGTAAGCTCTAAGCTACTTTTAAGGTTTTTACAACCAAACTTATCAATCTTTAATTTTGGTAGACCTATATGCGTTTCTCCCATTAATTGCTTGGCAAAATTATACTCTTCAGCTTGGTAAATGGTTGATTGATTTCTACTTATTAAATTTACAACCCAACCTGTACTCACTCCATCTTTATACTCTATAAAGCCTTTTAGCTCTGATGCCCAGTCACGATTAATACTTTGGTATTGATTTCCTGATCGATCGTAATACATGTTTACTACTTTATGCTTATGATCTTTATAAAACTCGGTGAATTTATTTGCTAGCTGAAGGGAGCTTTCAGGCGCTAAGGTGAAAAATTCTTTTAAGAGATATAAATACTCTCCTCTATGTTGGCCAGACACCATGCTGCACATACCTCCAAAATCGACACCAATATCTAATGGCCTGTTATGATCGATATATTTTAGTGCAAGGCTACTTTCTTGTATTTCTTCTCCTAGTTTGTATTTATCATAGTAAGCAGAATTAATACCATCATTCATAAAATGATGTTCGCCCAGGTGACCGTAAAATTTCTCTCCTTTTTTGATATCTACTTGAAATGAAAGTATAGCACTTTTAAATTCCTCAAGTCCTAGAGCTTTGAGGTTGTCAAAGAAAAAACCTTCGGACAACACATCTGCATTAACAAAGGATGATACTACATAAAAAAATGTAAGTTCTTTACGCGCTCTAATCCAGTACTCTTTCCACTTGAGTACTTGTCTTTTCAGATTCTTAATTTTTTTATGATCTCCAGCTTTACTATAGTTAATAAGCTCACACTTAATTTTATTAAGCTCTAAACCTATCTGTAAGGCAAGCTGCGCTTGTTCTTTATCCATTTCTTTCTGCATATTCCATATCCAATCTTCATCCCCCGAAAGAATATTAGGCATATCAGTAAAAAATGTACGACCTCTGTAGTATACCGAATGAGAGAACCGCTCGTACTCACCCCTTATGGCAGGGGTTAATCTTTTTAGTTTTTCGAATTTTAATAAACGTGCTTCATCACCATACATATGTTGGTATGAACCACCTGCAAGGCCACTTGGCTGATCGAGACTCCCTATGTTAAAAAAGCAGCCATTAAATAATGATATGGTATGTTTAAAAGCTAATGGGGGCTTGTAGGGTAGCTTAAAATGGGAGGGAGGGCGTTTATCGGTAATATAATGGATTCCTTCTCGCCAACCCTTACGTCGCCATCCCTCAAACAATGCAGGTACAACATTCTTCAAAGCGTTAACGTAGGTATCAGAAACAAGTACCTGGTAGCTCCCAGGCATATCATAAATGATATCCATAGAACGCTCGGCCATGTAGTCCGATGTTTTGGCTGTTGCACGACCACCGATCAAGGCAAGATTTTTAGGAGCGATAAGATCTACAGCTATTTTTACTTTTGATGCATATCGTCCTTCTACATCATCATCATTAATGTTTACGCGGATCCTCTTCGTCATTAGGGAACATTTTAAAGGTTTTATCTATATCAGCCTCTTGCATCATTCGTTGTCTTTCTTTTTCGGTAAGCTCAGGCAATGACTCGATAAGTTCTTTTAGTTTTGATCTATTAGCAACTGGTAAACCTAAAGATGCAGCATCAGCTGTATATACTTTGATAGGTTGATTGAATAGTTCTTCTGGCAGCTCTTCTTTATCAGGCTCGTCTAATGCACGTACATTAGCAGCATCTACAACCATTTTAACCACCTTTGCAGCATCAGAAGGATCTTTTACCGTAAGCATAGAGAAGTTTATCATCTTGTCGATTTTATCGGCATATATGTTTCTATAAGCTGCTTTAGAAACGTGGCTATCACAATAAAAATACTCCAGGGTTTCTTCGTAGATTTTTTTTGCTTTTAGTCTTGACAACCCCTCAATAGTTATAAGATGTTTTATTATAGCATCAGGACTGCCATATCGATCTATTCGCAAGTACATCCCTCTTACTTTATCTAACAGCTCTACATATTCTCTTATTTTATCTGGAGCATTTTGCATACTGCCATGCTCCATAAACTCATAGAGGTCGTGTATATCTATATCTTCTAACTTTTCTTTCTTCATGCTCCAAAAAGTACCTGGTTTAAAATATTGTCTGTTTTTACTTTTTCAATTTCCTTTAACGCTATTTGTGCAGCTGTTATATTTCCTGCTTTTGCAAGCTCAAGCTGTTTTTGATTAATCAAAAACTCAGCTTCGAGTTGCCCTTTGTCATAAGCGGTACGAGCTTCACTTAGTTTATCATACCAACTTTCAAGAAATTGTTTTTTATCAAGATCTAGGTATAAAGCAATTTTCTCTGGAGAGTAACTTGCAGCTGCTAGATCTTCTATTGTTTTAATCTGATCGTCTGTTAAAGCAGGTAGGGGTAGTAAAGCCATAATTGAAAGTTTAGCAAATTTTCCATATAATAATTATAGGCGAAATCGATAATAGTAATATTAGAATTGATATTAAAAAGGATAATGCTAACAATACAGTTGTACCTAAAAAATTTAATACTAGATACTTAAACCTATTTTTTTTATGATTTATTTTAAGCGATTTAAATACATCGGAAATAATTGATTGTATTACAATAAATGCTAATACTGCTAAGATTAATAAAATGAAATCCATGTTAATACTTTTTAAGTTTAGACGTTGTAAATAATTGCATCCTGAAATCATACAATCCTTTATCGTTTGCGAATAGGTATTGTTCGTACTGGGCATTTTCGCTCCAGTTTCCAGAACCTTCAATTATAAAATGGAAGTCATGTGTTTTTAGTAAACATACTTTAGCATGTACCCATGCATATAGCACTTTCACATTAGGTCGTGTTTTTGCCATTGCCATAAGGTTATCTATAGTTACAGGGTTACGCTTTATCATGCTATCTGATATTAATAATGTAACCTGCTCGATCATTCCTTTATCGTGCATTTCGATTATGGCCTCTGTAACTCGTTTGTTAATACTGTAAGTACTAGCAAACAATTCTTTTATAGGAGTACTTCGTGCTATAAGCGGAATAAATGTAAATGCATTAAAAGCACCTTCTGTCTGGAGAAAGAAACTCTCTCCAGGAGTAGGCAACCTTGTAAGATCTTCTTGAAGATTGGTTATTTTTTCAAAATGAAAATTTAAATATTTAGATTCCCACTTTTTAGGTAATGTTTCATCATTAGGATCTTCTTCTTGCTCTAAATGTTCTTTATAGTCGAAGAACCTATTTGCCACCTAATCCTAACTTTTTATTGACTATTGATAACATCAAATTTCGATTGTCAATATCGTTCTGAAATTGCTTTTTCTTATCTTCTGAAACAGCATCTTTTATCTTTGTTTTCTTTTTAGAAATATAAGAAGGTGTATTTTTAACAAATTTAAAACAATCATCAGCTGACATATTTTCTACTATCCTTTCAAATTTAAGTTTTGCGAAAATTGAGTGCTTACCTAATATTTTTTTGTTCTCCTGGTAATAGACTAATTCAGCTTTGATTTCTTCATTTTCTTCAAAATAAGTAGTAACATTTTTTGCGAGTACAGCTTTCTCTTCTTCAGAAATTTCAATCGTTCCAGACTCAGCTTTTTGCAGCTCTTCATGTGCTAGTTTATAGTTATTGTAAGCTGTAATTTTATCTGCAGCTAAAACTTTAAGCTCGTTAGGGCAGTCCTCTTCTTGTAAGAACGAATATTGATCTCTGAATTTTACCTCCTGTTTATCATCAGTTACATCATCGTGTACAACATCTATATCATTTATATCGGTTGCAGTTGTTGCCGATGGAGTAGAAGTAGGAACGTTAACTGTTTTTTTCGATCGGATTTCTACATCTTTAATAGCGTATAGTTGTTTTAAATCATAAAGTAGATTTTGTAATGCACTTTTAGTATACCCTGAAGCATTATATCTACGCATTAACCCTTGGTTGTGTTTTGGGTTTTTACGGTAAAGCTCAAGTGCTTTATTAAATTGATCTATTTCGCTTTTTGGTAGGTTCTGGAAAAATTCAATTACTTCATTTCTATTCATGACTTTTGTATTTAATTAAAACTTTTATCAAAGATGGTAAGCTCTATTGTAAAATGTTGTGATATGAAAAAAGGCGCACTAAATAGTGCGCCTTTTGTGTAATTATCTTTTTCTAATTATTAAGACCTAGACACTTCTATAAGGTGAGTAGTCGCACCAGTATTAAATACCTGTAGATTTATAGTTGCATTTTGTAATGCAACCCATGTAGACCCAGTTGTAAGTAATACTTCTACTGATCCAGCTGTACCTTGTGCTAGTGTAGCAGGATCATCTCCCCCTGTACCTATTAGAGTTACTATTTGACCAGGTTCTAATTCCATTGTTGTAAATGATACTGCAGCTGTAGCATCTAAAGATGGTAAACTATACTGTGTACCATTTGCAGCATTTACATCTAGTGCTGCAGCTGCAGCTGCAAACGGTTCAGAAAGCGCTAGACTTCCTGTATAGTGCCCTGGTAAGTAAGCTGACTTAGCATATTGCTCAAAAACAAGCATTTTTTTACGAGCATCATTATCATCCTGACTTGTCGCCTTTAATTGTAATGGTGCACATTTAGTACCGTATACTTTTTGGAAATTATCAGAACAACTACCGAATATTACAATTACGTTTTTACCAGTCCAGTTGGTAATAAACTCATTAATATCAAGTCCATCACCAGGGTGTTCTGCTTCTACTTTTTGCTTGTAAGTAATCGTATCTTCATCCCCTTCAGATTCGAAGCCTGCTTTGAATTTTGAGGCTGTTTGATAAAATTGGTACATTTTTGCACCAGGCTTCATGACGATGTTACCTAATATTTTCACCCCTCCGCCATCACGCATGGGAAATACTAGGATATCATCGACAATCACAATTGTTACATTGGGCTCTTTTGGAGCCCCAGCCCCAGGAGATACTCCTGAGGGCTTTACTATGCTTCTTGGTATATACATTGTTGTTGTTATTAAGCTATTACACGTTTTGTTTCTATCCAGCTACCATCTATCAATGTTAACTGTACGTAATCATTAGATGATGCTAAAGCAGCATCTGATGCCATATTTATATTACCTGCTGTTGTAAGGGTAAGTGTTACATTTGCAGTATCTGATCCGTATATACTAATCGTTTTACCTTCGATACCGTTTAGTATATCTTCTACAGTAGCTGTAGTTCCTGTATATTTAAACTCAATACCCTCATTAGCATCTATTGATGTAGTATCAAATTTAATAGCTGTATCAGCTGCTGTAGGAGCTTCGTTTGTTCGGCTAATTTCCTTTAGCGTTTTATCCTCTTTTACATACAGGGTAATTGTACCATCGGTATTAAGTGGGTAATCTGATGCGAGATCAAATTTTGCATTATTTTTAAGGTTCTTAACCCCTGCCATTGCAGCATTCCCTTTAATACGAACGATTTGCCCAGGAACAAGGTTTCCTTCAATATCAACGATATCAGTTACCCATTTTTCGTCAATCTCAATTGAAGGATAACTCATTTTAAGCAGAGCTGTTCTATCATCAAAAGCTGGAACAGTAATCTCTTTATTAAATATAGGCGCATTATTAGACCACAGGTATTGTACTTCAAAATGCTCTGGTTCTCCTGTTGCAAGTTTATTACCCACATAAATGAAACGAATACCTTGCCTATAGTCAGCGAATATATGTGTATCTCTTTTTTCATGAGTAATGGTAAATTTCCCTTTTTCGCTAGCATCAAAATCTAAAATTTGCACGTTTTCAGAAAATGTAATACCAATGAAATCAGTATTTGTCATATCCTTTAGCACCTGAAATTTAAAGTTAGGTCTATCTATAGGGTGTGGTAAATCATATTCTTTTTTTCCCTGATCTGTATTATATTGTAGATTGTAGATTTCTCCAGCTCTCTTTCTATAGATACGCATCCATTTGTCAGATAGTTGAATTTCTAAACCTTTCATTTTTCTATAATCTTCAGGAATATTATTAATCATTTCCTCGATATAGTCTACAATATTAGAGTTAGTAGGAAGTCCTCCTAATAATTCTCCTGATGTAAATGGGCGGTATTTTTTTGCAACATCTCTATAGAACCACCATAGGTAAAGCAATCCGTTTTGTGAATTGACTGCTGCACCAGGCATATCATGACCTTCTGGAGTTTCTACGAAAATTCCATTAATCTGAGCATTTCTGTCATCTACTTTTTGTCTTTTTACTAGCTCTGAAAGCAGGAATCCGATAAATGACATTTTCCAAGGGTGTGAACCATCAGAGTTTTTAATACGTAACCACGTATTCTCAATCTCTTGAAGCTCGTAGCCATCAAATGTGATATCAATTTTCTTTCTATATACTCTACCTTGTTCTGTAGAGAACTTGAATCGACCTTTAGGTGACCATCCTTTTTTTCTACCCTGTACTACTTCACCTGCAATTACAAAACCATCCTCGACACGATCTAGCACACCTGTTCTACGGCTCCATTCTTCGGGTAGTCCTTCAAAATCGCTAAATAACGAGTTAATTACTGATGGGTTTTCTGTAACAAAATGTTTAAGATCATCCTGGAGTGTAGGTATGTTACTTTCATTATTAAAGTCAGTAGCTTTTACATTACCATCTCTAAATCGAGCATTCCAAGGACGTTTTTCAAAAGCATCATAACTTTTGCCTGTTGCAAATAAGTGACTGTCTGAATGTTTCATAGTTTTATTTCCTAATCCTTGAATAATTGCTGTAGGCACATCTCCTTCAGGATCTTGTAATAGTTTATTAATGAGTTGTCCTTGTTCTTTCTGTTTGTCTTTAATAGCTTGTATTTTTGCACTAAGCTCTTCATTACCATTTTTACCTTCAAAATTTTGCATTTGCTCTTCCGTTAGGTTAGCTTCTAACACTAGAGCATCGATCTCGTCTTTTACAGCTTTTAGACTCTGATCATTTTGGGTCATGTTTCTCAATTCTTGAGAGAAACCTTTAATCATTTTAGCTGCATTTTCAACCCCTATTGCAGCCTCTAATTTTTCTTTCTGTTCGGGGGTGAAATCTGTTTCTGTTCCCTCAGCATTTATAGGGATCTCCTCGATGTTAAACATCTTTTTTATTGCTGCTGCAGTTTTAGCTAATGCTTTCCATTTCATACTTTTTGTGATTTAAAATTGATTTATTGATTATTGTAACGCGTTAATTTCTGAGAGTACATGTATTTTTTCGATGGCTTTATCAAGACTACCAATACCATCGATCATACCATACTCGAGTGCTTTATCTGCAGAGAATGTTTTCCCTGTAAGTACTCCTGTAGCTTCTTTTAAAGAAGGGCATGCAGCTCGTACTGCATCTTGAAACTTAATAGCAACAGGAGAGAGATGTTCTTTTTTGATTAGATCATACTTACCCTCCAGGGCTAGCTTCACAGCTTCGTTTTTATGTTTACTCTCGTCTGGGTAAATATCATGAAACTTGAATCCTAACTTTTCTAAATGCTCTCTGTTATCTAGGTAAGATGCAACTACACCTACAGATCCAAAACCTGCAGAAACGTTATTATCTGCCATTTTATAATCTGATACGGCACATAGTGCCCAATAATGGAGTGAAAATGCTTCATCGGCCAAACCAATTACTGGCTTGGTTTTAGTTTTTGCAAACTCAATAAAAGGTCCTATAGCTGATACTGCACCTCCTGGTCCATCGACTATAAACACTGTACCTTTTATGTTCGGGTTATTGTCTGCTGCTTTTAATGCATTTACAATATCATCGGCGCCATAGGCACACCAATCTCCATATTTTAAAATGGGGCCGATCATATTAATGATGGCTACTGAACCTTTAGGAGTTTCTATGTGACCATCTTTGTCAGGATGATGCATTACACCTTTGCTATCTACAACAGTCATTATAGAAGCCGTAGAAGAGTCAATTGAGAAATCTTCTCCAGAGAGAATTTTATAAGCTATAGGACTCCATGTTGATAATGTATTAACATCCATCAACCATTCACCACGAGCCAGTTCCATTAACATTGGATTTACTTTCATCCTTATTATTTTTTACGAAATTGCTGTTTTACAAAAACTTTTGTTGTGATATGTTTTTTAATCGATTGTATCTTTTCCAAAAAAACCTAATGATTAATATCACTGCGATTAGTAGTAACCACCAGTAAGAGCTTGATTCCGATTCTTTTTCTTTATTATCAGATCGAACCTCTTTTTGCATTTTTGTAGTTCCTGCAGTAGTTTTAGAGTTTTCTCTGCTACTATTTTCTTTTACAACGGTATTAGCTGTAGCAGTTTCTTTTTTTGAGGAAATAACTATTTTACCTGTACCTTTTAATACAGCTCCAGAGTGTATTTTTCCATCTTTCTCAAGTTTGTATAAAGTGATTGAATCACCTTTTTTGAGTCCTTGATATTCGATGTTTAAATTATCTAAAAATGATACTGCAGTTGTTTGTTGTTCTTTTACAATTGCCTCAGTAGCTTGAGTAGTATTAGTTGTATCGACCTCAGTATTAAAAGAATACTGTATTTTGTTTTTCCTGACTTGAACTTTACGAGTTCCGCAAGCTATTACCAGGAGGGATGATATTATAATTACTACTTTTTTCATAGCTATCTGTTTGAGGGTAATATTATTTTTTTATGATCGAGTAGATGCTTATATTCTTGTATAGCATTGAAGCTCGGGCACTCTTTTATTCTTTCGAATGACTCAATTACATTGTTACCATTTACATCTGGAGAGAAATCGCGATGGCCTAGAATAGAAAGCTCTTCGATATTACCTCCATTGTTTTTAACCCACTCGATAGCTTTAATAATCTCATTTTCTAATGCTTCCTTTTGTTCAGGAGTCCTGGTATCTTTACCAATGTATTTTCCTGCTGCTGTTTTTTCGACACCTCCTATATAACAGATATTGATACATTGTGTATTATATCCTCTTACACCGTTACTAATTCTATTGAAATCGTGCAATTGGTGTACTTTACCGTTACGATTTATAAGAATATGGTAACCAGGAGATCGCCATCCTAATCTTTTCCAAAAGGCTTTTATGGCTTTAATACCTGAAAAACCTGCAGAACAGTGCACTGTGATGTACTTTATTTTTTTAGCTCTACTCATCAGTTTCTGATTTAGTTATTTTTGATGTTGAAAATTTGTTGTGAAAGGAGATGTAGAAAATTTCTACAAATTTTAAACCACCATATCCTAAAATAAATGCAAGCCCGTAGAGCGTTTTATCTGAAAGATTTAACCATTCTGCTACTAAAGGTGTTAGGTAGTTAGCTGTAAGCCCTCCAGAGAGTACTGTTGAAAATTTTTGAATACGAGTAAGTTTATTGCTTCTATTTAAAACAACAATACCACCTGCTAGTCCTGCTATAAATAGTATGACATCAAAGCCGAAATCTTTTAGGATTTGTATTATAGATAAAGTAGTAGGTTTCATTAGTCAGGAGGTTAAATTTTGCTCCAAACTTAATGGTAGAAGAGATAAACTCTTGTGATATGTTTTTTAGCTGTAGTTTGTAACTCTATTAGCGATACGGAATTGCAGGCGAGATACTTTTTTGTTCTTCCTTTTTTCGCGATAATAGAGCTGTCTTAGTTTCTCATTACAAAAGCCTACCTCGAGAAGATCGTACATATCAATAAATTCATTGATTGCCTTTGTAATGTTAGGTTTGCCATGATGCATATAGCCTTGTACAAAGAATACAAATGTTATTCTGAAGATATCCTCCAGTAAATCATTGATTACTTTGTTGACATCTGGAGGGAGTTCTAGGAAACTTTTAGAACCTGACTCAAAAGAATAAGCAGTTCCCTCGAAAGCCTTTCCTGATGGAGTATCGGCCACCGATAAGTATAGTTGGTAAAATTCAGACTTTACAGGAGTTTCAGCCTTAATCATAAACATCCTGATCATTTTACCTAATGATGATCGGGTAGATATCTTTATTGCTGTTACTTCTTTATTGAGATAAGTAGCCTGCTCTCCTTCAAATTCTTTGAAAAAGAAGGGGATTAAGTGTGGCCGTATGTGTACAGGAACTATGCTCATAGAGTTTATATATAAGTTGTTTCTTCTTCCTCTTCTGGTTTTTCAAACACTTTAACTAAAAGGCTAACATCAAACCCATCATTATTGAATTTCACAATAGCTTCAGTAAGGGGTAAAATCTCATGGTCGTTGTGTTTACCTAGCATACAGCCCTCATCTTCAATTTCAGTAACTGAGATGATTGTTTTTTCATAAAAGCAGATTAAGTACTGATCCATATTGTTATGGTTTTAAAACCCACGTATGTTGGTATTGATGTGTCAATACCCACACTTTCTCTAGTGGGGTTGTTGGTGTTCCGTTAGCACTACCTTGTACATATTCAGTAGGTTCTTGATATATCCCTGTAGGATGAAAAGAATTAAGGGGAGAAGCAGATCGGTATGTTTTTATGTGCATTATTCGAAAAGGGCTATTACCTTCTGTAATGGATGCATTTGTTGTGATAAAATCATAAACACTATCCACAAACTGATCCATTTTTTCTTGTGTTTCAAAACTCGCATGACAATCAAAAATTTTAAGGTTAGTAAGGTTTACTAACCATGTTGGGAAGGTAAGATCCATTTTTTGCTGCCACCTAAAATTGATCTCTCTTAATGCTGTTGCGCTTGAGAAGTCGCCCCAGTTAAGTAAATTAAAACGTCCACTATATACTGAATAGTTATAGCTCCCGTACATAACGAGTGTTTCCAATGCTTTCATTTGCCCTATACAAGTAGGAGGTGTTCCGTTGTTCCATCTCCCATAAGAGGCATCGAAACTTTCAACGCTGTAATCGTCGGTATCAAGAGCAAAATCTACCTGTGTTACGGTTGATCCGAAATTTCTAATATTTAGGTATTTTCCTGTTGAGGGAACATCTTGTATGTACCTTTTTACTTCTGAAAATGGAAAATTATTAGAGTCACTAATATTTAGCGACTTAAAGTCTGTCAAATTCGAAAGATCAGTAGGGAACTTGAAATTTTCGCTTGCAGGCATAGACCTACATGAGAATGTATTTAGGTTTACTATCTCACCAAAACTTTCTGGTAATTGATAATTAAGGTTACATTTATTGAGCGATAGTATATTTAATGTTGTTTTAAATGGTGTTATAATTTCATTCTCAAGATGATTAGCATCTGATAATGTTATATAGCTCGATAAGTTTAAATAAGTAATAGGCGAGTTCTTGATCCATATTGGTACGCTTGTCGCAGTAGAACCTATAAACGACAATGAAACTATTTTTAAAAAAGTGTTTACAGCTTCGTTCTCGAAAGCTGAAAGCAACGGTAAGTACTCAAGCTCTAGTATAACTAAATTTCTCAAGCGTGCCAGCGAGGGGAATGTACCCAACAGCACTACATTCTGAAAAGATATAGCTTGTATTTTACTAGGAGTTTGGAACTTTATGAAGATTTCTCTCTCCTGGTTATAATAGTGATCTACGGTATCAATTTTTGCAGGGTCTTGTAAGTCTTGGTAGAAATGGATTCCAAATTCTCCACCTCCCAAACCATCATTAGGACTTACATAAATATCTGAAGAACTAGGGGTGATAGTAGTAGGATCATCAGAATCGTTTACGCGAAATATTCTTTCGGTACGGCTACCATTCTGCACTAGATTATATTCGTGCCACCCTGTACCATCGCTATAATCAATAAGCACACTATTCGCTATATTATTAAATGAGCGTACTTGAAAAAAACACGAACGTGTTGAGTAGCCATCAGCACGCGCAGGAAAGCACGTACCGCGTGTTGTTAGTTTAAGGATAATTTCTCCATCAGGAGAGATGATAGGAGCAAAGCCACCTATAGTAAAAACCTGAGCCTGTGTAGTAGCTATTCTCATTATTCTAAAGGTAAAGTTGCACCGTTAATTACTAACCAATCAGTATCATTATCTCCTGTTTTTAGATATACCCTTGGAGGAATTACTCCAGGGCAGATTATTTGTGTTCCTTTAGTATAACCATTTGCAGTACTATATTCACCTGTATTAACAAGATCATTTATAGTATTATAAGGTGTATCAATTTGATCGACATGAAAAACTTCTTTAGTCGGTATAGGTACAGTATTTCCATTCTCGTCAATGGCAATAACTAATATTTCTCCAGCTGGAGGAAGCTCTATAGGTTTACTTATTTTAGTCGGTACAGTAGGATTAGTAGCTGTTCCTCCAAGGTCGTTTGTAAGTTGCAGAATCCCTTTTATTTCTGGAGTGGCATCATTGACAACACCTGCATTGTTTTGAAATACTGTATATAACTGATTTACTCCTTCTTTGAAGCGATTAAATTCTTCTGCAGATAGAAAAAATTGAGAACCAAAGGCTTCCATCATAGCTTCTAATTCGGGATGGTTCACTTTATCTTCTATTTCTAATGGTAGTATATTTTCTTCTGGCATATTAATCGTTATCAGGAATGAAACTTATAGGGAACATTGCAGGTAGTCCTGTATCTAATGATGGAGTATATCCAGTAGGGAATATAGATACAGTATTGAATGTTACCTGGCCTAAACGTTCGTCTGTTTTTATAGTTACTTGTGGTCTTATATTTTGTTCGAAATCATTACGGCCTAACAATAAATTTTTACCTGTAGAAAGTACAATTTTGATATACTTTACCTGCTGCATATAGGCTAATCGTTTTGCTCGAGCTTTATCTGATACAGGAAATTGTATTGTTAGTTTTTGCTTGTAAGAGATACCTGCATTACTCTCTGTAGATTCTTCTCTAAAAGCTACAGCTGCTTTGCCTGTATATGTTTTTTTGAAGTCTGCTCCTGAAGGTATAGTATTATAGAATGGTTCGTAACCTTCTATTGTAGCAGGTAGCATAGTACCAGTAGTGGAAATCTCTATACCACAGATGTTTGGTAATGCTTTTACTTTATCAAGAGAGGTACTCATAAATGATTATTTTCTAACGCTAAATTAGCAAAAAAGTTAACTTCTTGTTTTATTTTTGTCAAAAAACATAACTATATGAAAAATTTATTTTTAAAAGTGCTAAATATCATGCGCTTTACGGGTTTTGATTGGATCGACCATGCTATTGGTGCTGTACTCCTTTTTGTGGGTACATTTAAAAGTTTTTGTACAGTAGGTGTAAATGCACATTTTTCTGCAGTTACAGCAGCTCTATTTACTTCTTTAGTTGTTGTTTGCCTCGAGATTTGGCAGGGAAAAACTAAAAATGGTGTAATGGAAGTAAGTGATATGATGAGTGGTATTATTGCTACAGTTGTAACATTAACTATCAATTTTATGATCCTTGATTTTTCAGGGCATCATATCAGTGGGTTTAGTTTTTGGGGTGGAGTAGGAGCTTTAGTTTTTATTTTACCTTTCGGCTATCCATTTGTTTGGATGCAATTAAGAGCATCTGAACGAAAAAGATTTCTAGCTCTTTTTAAAAAGAGCTAGAAATTACAGACTATCTACAAATTTTTGTAGATCAAAATGTTTAGGGTAGGGGTTATATAAATCGATAAATAATACGGTTTGTATACCCCCTTTTTTTTGGGTAGTTATTTCTTTCTCGAAAAAGGCAGATCTTTCTTTTAGGGCTTTGATAGTGTAGTCTTTAATTTCTTTTGAAATTGTATTATCAAAATCCTCGTCATAAATTTCTAAACTAACACTCAAAATAGTAGTGTTGAGCTTTACACCTAATTCTTCATTCATTAGTCCTTTATAGTCTTTAAGGTTAGCTACTTTATCAGTTTCATATTTACTGAAATCCAGTAGGATTATAAGATCATTTCCCTCAATATTTTGTAATAAAATATTGAGGGATTTTTGATCCGCTACATCAACGTTCTTAAATAATAATAGTTCTACTAGATATTTAGTCATTCTGATAAGATATATTTGCTGATGTTTGAATGTTTTTATGTGCCTCTAATACTAGATCGATTCCAAAATGTTTTATACCTATGGCAATATCTTTTGTAGGCAGAAACCCTATTGCTAGGTAAAACGAACACATATCTTGATAGGTAACTCTTAAGATATTTTGAAGTTGAATTAATTTTTCTTTATCAATGGATGTAGCCTCATGGAGCTTGTGCAGGTTCTCATCTGTTAAACGGTTTAATCTACTGAAAGGAAAATAGCTTTTAGGTAAATATAATTTTAACTCTTTTCTATATTTATGGTAAGTCTTGCGTGCTATTTTTGATCGGTAGTTGTATATAGCAACTTTAAAGATTATTAGAGATATTAGTTTCATTTTTTTCTGTTATCAATTATTGATATTAGTATAGAACTTGTCTTTTTGAGTTTTTGTAATTGTAGATATCTTCAATATTTCTTAGGTATGACTTTGTATCTGCATTTTTATTCATGTTTACTGGTTTTAAGCCAATCTTTTTAGAAAGAATATCGAAGTCACATTTGCCTGATGCTATTAATTTTTGGATAGCAGCAAGTAAATGTCTATCCATAGTAAATACATATCGACCAAAAAGCGATATAGAAAGATCTAATAGATGTTCAGTTTCCTCTAGGTATTTACATTTAAATTCTCCAGACTGGAAAGCATCTGAAGGTTTACCTGTATTGGCTTTGTTAAACATTAGCAGATCTACAGCTACTTTTATAGAAACTTTATATTTATCTGTAATTGATTTTAATTTAATGTAGTCTGGAATACCAATTTTGATATAACAGTTTAGAAAATCAGAAGGTTTCCATTTATCTCCTCTACTGTTTAGTAATGCAATCTTATTTAAACTCAAAGTATCACATATTACATAGTAAATTGGATTTCCTGTTTCTTTACTAGCTTCAAACCTATGCTGGCCATCTATTATACTGAATTTATCATCAGTAGTTTTTGAAACTATTATAGGGCAATAGGGAAGCATATTAAAACCAGAGTTTATATCCTTTACCAATTTATTGATTTTTAATACTGATATATTTCTATTTCCAGTTATTGAACTGAAAATTGAATAATCGTTTGTTTCTAATATATGTGTTTTCATGATTTATCGTTTTCTAGTTCAATTTTTAATTCATTAATAAAAGCAGTCCATATAGAATCAAAAAAAGCCTGAAATCTATTTTCTATACCTTTTACAATAGGAGGAAACGAGAAAATATCAAACCATGTATGATTGTAAAAATTACCAATAAAGAAATCAAGATCTGTTATATTTTTCCTTTTTATTTCCTTTACTCTATCAAAGCAAAATCTCGCTTGTGAATTAGTGATTCTATTACATTTTCTAGCGCGCAATATTTCTATTTGCATATCAATCAGCGTTAGATCAGGTTTAAACTCGTTGTTACAGTTAAAATTAAGTGCTAAATATTCTATATTAAGACTAATAAGAAATGATTTGAAAGGCTCTCCAGGAGATCTCCAAATGTATTGCCAGTCACCGTAGTCAGATGTTATTTGTATTGCTCCTGTGCTATCTACTGTAATATTTGCCCATAAACCACTGTTATTACTCCTTAACTTGTAACATTGAACTTCACTTTTTGTAATGGTAAAGTTGTTACTCTGTACTTCTTCTTTACTCATAATTTAATTCGTTAGGGATTATTTTAGATTGATTTTAATTTTTGGTCCAGTAGATTCTTATACTTCTCAGCTATGTGATATAGATATTCATTTCTAGGGTCAACACAGTATAAGTTAATAGTCTGTTGACAGCTGTATAGTAAAATTACTGCTTGAGAAATTGTAACAGAGAAGTTATGAGTATCTCTATTGTTTTCTATTTTTGTTCTGAAAAATAAAACCAATTTTACGAGAACATCAACATAAAGTATAGTTTCAAAATATAATACACTGAGTTGTGGCTTCAGTCTAATTGTTAAGCTTCTATTGTAGTCTTGACATATACTTTGTAACGCTACAACCTCTGAATGTGATACTTTTTCTAGTTTTATTTTTTTCATTCTCCTTGATTTCTGAAATGATGTTTGTATTTTAATTCAGCTGGTCTAATCCGTAAACAACTAAAATCTAATCCATATAATGATATCTCACCAGAATGCATTTCATGAAATTGAGGATCTATTGGCTTACATCTATTATATTGTATATTAAGCTCTAGTATTTTTTGAATTATAGATTCCTTTACATGCTCTAAATCATGCGATAGTATTAGTTTACCGTTTAATGATCTGATGTACTCTGAAACTGCTTTTTGGAGTTTATTAGTAGTACGTAAATTATGATCGTTATGTATAAAGTAATGTGTTGCCATTATTAATATGTGTATTTTTGGATTAAATTACCTGTGTGATTGTCGTAGAACTGTACTACCTGGGCGATTTTAGATATTGGATTTGCTTTAAATCGTCGGAGCATTCCTTCTATAATTTTATTTTTGGGATGCCCGTTATGTTTTACATAGCTATACCAAGTTTTATTAGCTTGTCCTGGTGATGTTAGTATCACCATTTTCACATCCGACTTCTCTGAATTTATTGCGGGCATTAAAATCTTTTTTAAGGTGATTAATTGCTTCTTCTCCTGCTTGAGCTTTTAGAATGATATCTTGAAATCTATCACTTTGAAGTAATATGAATAGTTCATAGATTTCTGTATCTGAGCATTCGTTTAAGAATATCTCAGAGGTAATATCTAAATTTAATATTTTGGTTACTTTAGGCATATCAGTCTATTTTTCTAAAAATGTTTTCATCATTAAGAGTCTTATTGAAAAATATTAACCTTTCAATAGAAAATTTACCTTGTAGTAGTTTAGACTTAAATTGCCTTCTATTTAGTTGTAGTTCGAAGTTACTTTCTATAAAAATATCATCTACAATTAGCTTTTCTCCAGTTTCAGTATAGATGTATTTTTTTGAGTGTTTTAGCCACTCAAGTATCTCAAAAGTTAATTGCTTTCTTTTTTCTTCTAAGTAAATTTCTATCTTATCTGGAGAGTATAAGTACTCTAACACATCAGGCATTGGGTGAGTTGAAAGTAACTCAATGTAGTGCTTAAACCAACCGTCAGTATTAGTTTGAATTGTTCGTATTACTTCATTCATCATTCTACTTTTTTTCTTAAGCTGTATGGTACAGCTGATAAAAAAACTTTTTCATTCCGAGATTTATTCCCGATTTGATGAATTGAAATACACTCAATTTGAGCATTGAATAGATTTAACATGATTAATAATTGTTAGGGATTACTATATTTATTCCTGGAGGCAATGCACCAGTGGCCATTTTTTGTTGTAATGTTTTCGGGAGTTCATCATAGTATTGCTCTGGCAAATTATGCTGTACATACTCGATGAGTTGATCGAGAGTTATTTTCTCTTTTATGAAACGATTAATTACTCGCTCAAGTTTTTTAGAATCATTTAATCGTTGCTTTCTTTCTTCAGCTGCAAGTTTCTTATTACGCTTATTCTCAGGTAACTTGGCTGTATATTTTAGATGGTCTTTCCAGTTCTTCTCTGTAAACTCAAAACCTACTTCTCGAGAAGTTTTACGTTGTGTATCGAAATAATCAGACGGGTAGAGTGGCTTTACTTTTACATTTGATTTCAGGAACCATCTACGAGCATTCTCTAATCTCCAACGGTACTCTGTTACCTTCTCGAGTATTGTGCTTTTATGCCAAGGTACTTTTTCGCTATTCGTGATGTTGCTCATGAAACGAAGCTCTAACCAGTGGTTTATTGCATTTTTCCAGCTACCAACGTAGGGAGTACTGTTTCTCCACATTTTAGCTGATTGCTTGAATAAGTCTTGAATCACCAGCTGTCTGTATTCTTCATTAGGCATTGTGCCATACATAGCTTCTTTTGATAATATCCTTATATCGATAGGGATATGGTTATCATACTCATTATTTGTGAGTTGTTCAGCTAGTTCCTGCGGATGTAGTATCTGTTCCCGTAGATTATCACTTAATGTTTTTGGCTTTTTTAAATTTTCGCTCGGCGCGCCCTCTGGTGAATTTTGTAGCTTGCTTCTGGTGCTCTTGTAAAAATTGTTCTTGTAATGTGAAGAGGTTGTCGCTTGCGACTCCTTATCAACAAACGACTGCACAGCATCGTTCTCTTCTTTATATTCTTCTTTATATGATCTAGTAGTATCATTATTATAAGGAAACTCTTTCCGTTCAGAAGAGTTAAGCGATTGATTTTCAGGAGATGTTATTTGTTGTGTGAAGTCGTCATAAACGAATAAAATTTCGGGGGAAATTTCTACTTCTACAGCTCTGTTTTGTCCTCTAAAATTACTATTTACAAGTACTCCAGCCTCCTCTAATCGCTTTCTATGATTGCGTACAGTTCTAGCGCACACCTTTAGGCTAAAAACACCTTCAGCGCGCTGTAATTGCGTAATAAAATACGGATTGATCTTAATGGGAGGTAGTGGGCGAGGGGTTTTAATACCAAAGCGGATGTACTCTTTGTTGTGTTTTTCGAGTTGTCCGTTATAGACATGAATGAAATTCTGAAAGAAGAGTTCAGTATTTGGTTTTACTGTTTGTAACTCTTTCTTTAGAATTATTGGTCCATTCTCTTTATTAGCTTTATCTGCAGCAGCGTTGTATGCTTTAATTGAAAGCTCTTTGTTGAGCTTAGGGAAATATTCAGCATACTTTTTTTGCAGGTCGGTTGCTTTCCTTTTTAAATAAAGAGCAACGTTTTGATTATGGTTACACACGTCTACATTAAACCACTCTACAGAGGTGTTATATTCACTCACCTTTTGCCTATAATTATCCATCGTTAGTTTAAATGCCTCAGCATTAAACATAGGGTAAACTGCTTTAAAACAGTCAGGATCTTTTTTAGGTTCTTTAGCAACTGCTTTAGGCGACACATGCCCGAAAAGATTTTGTGCCGTGTTAAAAGCTGTTGTAGTTTGACTGGTTCGTTGTGTGTTCATAAATAACAATAGTTGTTTCTCCCTGCAGCGGAGGCAGTTATCAAGCTGCCTCAAGCATTAGGGTAAATTGCAAGTACTACTTGCCTCCGGTGTTGTTTTAGGGGCAGGAAGGGATTCGAACCCTGTAGCTCCTGTATACATTTGCATCCTGCCTGTGGTGTGGTTGTTATGCTAGGCTTTTACCTCCTGTAAGCCCAGCCATTAATTTTAATTTTTCTTCAGGAGTAAGAGCTTCGGTCTTGCGACCCTGCCCAGAGGAACTCCCAAGCTCCTCGAGGGCAGAAATTGCTTCACTTTCGAGACGTGTAGCAGATTTTAATTGCTGTCTGGCTACCTCTTGCAAGTTTTTTGCAGTAGCTAGTATTTCTTTAAAATGGGTTATTCTTTGTGCTTTGCTCATAATTAATGTACTTAATGATTAACCCTATATCCCCTCCCTGTATGGGCTACAGGGAGAGTAAGGGCGACTACATTGCTGTAGCCTCATCCAACTAAAAAATTACTCAACTAAACTATTGTTATTCATTAGGCTTTAAATGACCTATTGATATATGGTTTCGATTTATTTTTTACAACTTCACATAATGGAAGTCTTATTTCTAATATTTCATTTAGTATAGTTTCACTATATCTATTTATCTTTTCTATCCTACCTTTATAGAAAGCTCTTAAAATGATTTTAAGACTTTCATCCCAGTCAATAGTTTCTAGTTTATTTAATTCTCTATTAATTCTAAAAACCCTATCATTATATTCTTGACCGCGTTGCTGTAAATCTTTTTCTAAGTTTACTACATGAGCTGCAGCTAGTAATGCTAATGGTTTTATATTCAGTATGCTTTCGTTATGAGTAATCTCTCTGACGGCTTTACGTGTGTGTTCTGGAGTTTCATCATATTTTTTAATCCTAATGGTTCTTTTTATTTCTCCTCTAGCATTAGCAACCATTTTTTGCCAATCGTTGGGATAGTGTTCTTTAACAGCTTTCCATGCTTCCTCTTCTTGCTTTCTAAAATCTTTCATATCATTATAAAGTTGAAGTTGATATGTAGGTTATAAAAGAGATAGCAAAAAGGCCAAAGCATAGCAGTATTAGTTTTTCTAATCTATAGGCATCGCGAATGCTATTAGTTTTTATTCTTAGTCGTATATATTTGCCCGTGTAGGGTATCATTATGATCCAAATAATTGTAGCAGCGTAGTGTAGTATCATTAAAAATGTATCCATAACTAATGTATTACACGTTGTTGGTATCCTTTCTCTAATAGTCCTGAACGACTTTGTACTCCTGCTTTTTCATACAAGCTTCGCTTGTGCTGTGTTAGCGTGTGTGTGCTGATTTTTAACTCATCGGCTATAGCCTTATCAGGTTTATCGCTAGCTAATTGTTTAGTAACCTGTACCTCTCTTGGAGTTAGATTATTACCATTAATGGAGATTTGTTTAGAGTTCCATTTTAAACACTTACAGTTTTCTCCGCAGGTAAAATTTTCTGATGAATTATTAGTGCCATTTTCTGTGAAATCAGCCACACCATCAGCATCACCATAAATACAAAAAGCATATTCTTCGAGTGCCTCATCATGTTGAAGGTGTTCTAGGTCTTGCATGGCGATTTTATCGCTAAGCATTTTCTCAAAAATTTGAGCTTTTAAAGTGGGAGGTATGTTATAGAATGGAATTGTTTTACCATCGCTTACTCCATATACTTTTCTTGTTTCTCGATCACCAAATAATTCGGTTGAATGATCGCCAGGTAATAATCCAGGTATCAAACTAAAAGCTTGCTTAAATTGATTATCTTTTGTAGATTTGCTGTGCATGATTTTAATCGTTAGGGATTAGTTTTATGTGTAAAACCTGAGGCGGCCACCTCGGGTTTTTTTATTTCATTTTCACTTTCTTCATATATACTAAGTAATACTTTTTCTATATCTGCATTTCTTCTTTGCTGATTCATTACCTGTGATATAGTAGATACACTATGAGAGTTTCCAAAACGATTTGTGATACCTTTTTCATTCAATATTTCCATTACATTGTCAATATAATGGCTACCCAAATGTGTTTTAATGCGCTCTCGTATTGCAGGTGTTATCATACAATTTTGTGTTCTATTTTTAGCAGATACTTCTCATAGCATTTAATTGCTATTTGTGTAAAGACTAATTGTATTATATTTGTATAAGTTGTACATGACAAATGTAATACATATATGGATATAATTCACATATATGAATAATTATTTTATTCAAATATGGATAATACAGGAAGTAGATTAAGGGAAGTTATTGGTAGTCAGGGTGTTACCTTAAGGAAGTTTTGTGAAAAAAATAATCTTAATTATAGTGGAATGTCCAATATAATTAATGGAGAAAGAGCTTTAGGGATGAATATTCTTCGTCAGCTTAAAGAAAGCATCCCTGATTTAGATGTGGATTGGCTTCTTTTTGGAGATACTTCTAAAAAGTTATACATAAATGAAAATACTAATGTGATACAAGAATCAACATCAGACCCTGGGAAGGAAATGTTGATGAGATATTTAGAAGATGAAGATATACAGGAACGCATACTAGAACTAATAACTAAAAAAACTAAATAATTACTAATTAAACAATCCAACTAACTAATGAAACTTTTAAAATTGCTACTTCTTTTACCACTTTTTTTATTTTTTTCATGTGGAGTAAAACAAACCTATATTTCATCAAATAGAATTGAAGATATAGGTAATAAAATTGGAGTTGAATACTCGGCGGAAGTTGGAGAGGACATGGTAGAATATGAGGAAGGAAGGTTTTTTGATGCGATAGTAATAACATCAGAAGACGCAAGTATAACATACCATGCAAAGAATAAAATAAATAAGAAACAGATGTTTGTACATATGAGTGATATAAAGGGTTATTCATTATATCATTCTATAGATGAAGACAAACCAATGTATACTTATGGAGTTGCTATAAAAAAAGATGGGAGTGAAACTTCAGCTTTTATTAGTAATGATTTTGGTGTAAAATTATATAAAACAAAGACTCCTATTGAATATATAGAATCTGAGTACTTAGATAGAAATAAAGAATATTTTAAGCAACAGTTTATGTACAACGGACGTTCTGGAAATACTATAAAATTTACTTATAGAGAGTATGTAAATGATATGGCTAGAGCTGCTTTTACACAAGACTTACAGTATGATTTATCTGAAAGTAATATCATTGGTTTTAAAGGCATGAGAATAAAGGTTCTCAAAACATCAAATATTAATATTGATTATGTAATCAATAAAAAATTTGAAGGTGTTGAATAAAGCAGGAGAGAGGCTGGAGTATTTTATACGCCATAAAGGGTATAAATTAAATGAGTTTGCCGAAATACATGGTATAAACTACCATACCCTTATACCTGTTACAAGTGGTACACGTTCACTAGGCATGAAACTCGTAATGAGTGTTACCACTGCTTACCCTGAGCTTAATGCCAACTGGCTACTGCACGGTCGTGGTGTTATGGAAATTAATAATGAAGCTGCCACAGGGCTAGACGACTTTAGCTTACAACTAGCCAAACACCTTAAAAAAGACGAAGCTACTCGTAATGCGGTTTTGAAGTATTTGAGTGAAGACTAGCAATGTTTTAGTTGCTATTAGTTTTAATTTAAATACTTGATTATCTGCGAAATATCATACTAAAATATACACTCAAAAACGACAATGTAAAAGGTAATGTAATATAAAAAAACAGTATAAATTTCAAATTTGGCTTAAATGTAATTACTTGATAATCAAAAACTTTACAATAGTGAGAGTAGGGCATCTATTTTGTGGTACCGAAGGTCGGGGGTTCGAGACCCCTCTTTCACCCTTTTAAAAATGTTAGCTAAAGCTCAGTGTTTACTGGGCTTTAGCTTTTTTTTATGCTCAATGGTTAAGTATGTACCTTTTAAAACCAGTACGTTAACCAGTACGTTGAAAGGTCTATTTTAAATAAAATAAAAGAAGTATTAATCAATGTTTTTTTGTAATCATTTGTTTTTCAAAAGATAAAGAAATATACAGAACTCTGTAACCATTTTACAGCCTAGGAAATTAGAGATAGATTTTTAGTTAATTTTCAGTATTTATTTAAAGCGTATATATTTGATTAATAAGTTTTTACGTTTTTTAATTGTAAACGACTCTTGGATAGGTAACCCGAATGCCGTTAAGAAAGAATGTTTAAGTCTTCATTCAAACTATAGATGGCAAAGTAACTATCATAATTAGTATTAAAGTATGTTGTACAATTATTATTAAGATTAGCTTTTAAGGTTTAATCTAAAGTGTTAAATTGTACACAACTAAATTTAATTATTAAGTAATTATGAATACAGAACATTTAAATTACATAGTCAAGTGGAATAATATATTGGGAACTAATGATTCGTCTAAAAATATCTTTGATTAAGTCTAAAATAGGAAATAAAAAATGAAGATATTTATAAGTTGGTCAGGTAATACTAGTAAAGAAATAGCAAAGGTTTTAAAGGGGTGGCTACCAAGTGTTTTACAAGCAGTAAAACCATATTTTACACCAGATGATATTGAGAAGGGTAATAAGTGGCAAAGTGATATTTCAAAAAAACTAGAAGAGAGTACCATAGGTATTATTTGTTTAACACCCGAAAATTTAGATAGTCCCTGGCTTCATTTTGAAGCAGGTGCATTATCTAATAGGTTGGATCAAGCAAGAGTATGTCCATTGTTGTTTAATGTAAGTAAAGCACAAGTAAAAGGACCTACTAGTATGTTTCAACTTACTGATTTTGATAAAGAAGATTTTAAAATACTTTTAAGAACAGTTAATATTCAATTGGGAGAAGCACGTATTTCGGATGAAATTTTTAATAAGACATTTGAAAGATCTTTTCCAGAATTAAAAGATAGTATTGAAAAAATTATTAAAGAAAGTAATAATACAGAAAAAACAGAATCTATAGAAAGACCAGATAGAGAGCTATTAGAAGAACTTCTTAATTTAACTAGATCTAATGTTAATACCTTAAAATTTGTAGCCAATCAAAGTTTAAAAGGCAACCCTCTTTATTCAGATAGGAGTGATGAGGTATCTAGAACACCTAGAGCGCATGGTTACCCGAGAAGGTCAAAAAATGGACCAGGATTGTCTGATGGTGGGATCTCTGCAGATGAAGCTAATTATAGTTTTGAATAGGTCCTACATAAAATAATAAAAGTTGCTACTTGGCAACTTTTACTATTTTATATATGTAGAGGGTATATTATTAATTAGATTCTATATTTTCACAGAACCATTTGTAATCTTTACCATGACTTCCAAGTTCCTTTTCTAACAATATCAAGGTGTGATCGATATCTCTCGAAAGTGTTTTTTCTTTCATTGTAATTGCGTAAAAATCTTGTAGCTTTAAGTATTGGGTTAATTCTTTCGGACAATTCGGGATTTCCTGAAGCGTCTCTATTATTAATTTGTCTAGCAAATTCTTTTCTATACTCTTCCTCTCCAATGATAATTTTTCTTTCTTCTTCTTTTTGAATTTCTCCAAAATTTCGGATTTTATATTCAATTTGTTCTTTAGCTCTTTCAAGCTCTTTTCTTCGTTGTTCAAAGTCATTTTGAGCGTTTCTCTTAAGTTGGCTAAGGAACTCGATTTTTTCTGTTTCATAATCGCTAATGAGCTTAATACGCTCTCTTTCTTCTTCGAGACTTCTTCTAATTCTTTCTTTTTCAGATTCAAATTTTGTTCTAATTCCTGCTTCAGTTGATTCAGACTTGAGGGCTGTTTTGATATTTTTAGATAGTGATTTTTCTTCCCCTCTAATTTCTTCTTTTTTTCTACTATATCTTCTGCCCATTCTTGAAGAGTATTGTTGAAGCCAGTCCTCTTCTTTTTCAAGGTTTCTTCTTCTTTGGATAATGTTGAGTTCTTCTCCTTCAAATTCTGAAAGCACTTCTCTCTCAAGTTGCCTTTCCATTTGTTCCAATTCTGATTTTTCGTTTGCTGTAGCCTCCTCAATTCTTGATATTTCTCGTTCAAAGTGTTGTTCAGCTTTTCTGTATGATTGAGATTCCAAGAGTCCGTTAATTGATCGTATAAGATTTTTAATTTGCGCTGATCTGCAATCGACAGATTCTGTAAAAAGCTTTCTTTGCTCTTCATCAACTGGTGATATTCCCTCTGTTTTTCTTTCGGAAGTTGATATATACTTGGTGTTTGCTTCGAGTTCATTATATACCCATTTAATGTTAAGAGTTGCTTTGATTTTTTTTTCTAGTTCTTCTTCTGGAACTTTAGGGATTATAACTTGGATAGTATTAATTCCTAACCGTTTTAATTTAATTTTTTTCTCGTCGTTTAATTTATGAGTGATAACAAATTCAATAAATAGGGTAGGATTATTTTCATTATCAAAAAAAGTTATATCAGGTCGTATTAAGAGATAACGGTCTTCTATCTCAGGATTTTTACCATATTGGATATTTCCATTTCTATCTTCATAGAAAGTTAGTTGAGATTTTACTTTTGAAGCCTGTATTAAACTTTTTTTCATTAATAAGTTTGGAGTTCCCTGCACTCCAGGAGGAGGGTATTTGTAAACAGAAGGTACATTTAGTTCTTTTAGTCGATGTAAAATATCTTCAGCTAGTTTTTCTCGATACTTTCTACTACTATAAACACATTCAATATTACTTTTATCAACATTAAAAGCATGATGTCTGAAATATGATTGTTTTTCGCGAGGTTTTACTGCTTGCATTTCTTTATTACATCCCATACAGAAATAACCTTTTAAGCCACTTTCTGCATTTTCGATATGAATGGGATCACCATTAATTTTATTTGCCCAGTCATTTTGTTCTTTTGAGATGGTGTGTTCCATGTTCTGTGATTTTATTTTAGTAAAATAGAGTAGGATATTGTATAATATTTATACTAATGGATAAATTAGAAGACATTGTAGTATAAATTTTAAAGTACTTTAAAACACATAGACGGGTACAAGAAGGCACCATCATTGGAGATAGATAATAATTTTTCATTTAGTTGGATCTAATGAATTAGTTTCTCTAAGTTATTAAAATTGAAATTAATGACTTAATAAAATAGCAAATATTTGCTATTTTATTATTACAATATAAACGTTTAATTTGTTATCTGTACTTACTATTAATTAACTAGTACGTTAACCAGTACGGAATGTATTGTAAATAGATAATATATTAATAATATTAATTGTGTAATATTCTGTTTTTCAGGGACTGATAGGGTAGTGGGAATAAGGTGCCTATGTTGTGGTACCGAAGGTCGGGGGTTCGAGACCCCTCTTTCACCCTTTCAGCCCTACGATTTTTTCGTAGGGCTTTTTTGTTTTTTAGAGTGTTTAATTAGCTACCCAATTTTCAATACTACTATAGATTTTGGAAATGTATTCTTTAAATGAGTTATCATCTTCAAGCTCCTCAAGTAGATTATGAAAATAAAGGTTTAAATGATACCTTTTAATATAGGCTATAATTTCTTTTAATTCTTTACATTCATCTGTATATAAGTCTTTATTTTTATTAATAGACATAATTGTTAGGTCTAAATCTAAAAAGATTAAGCTTAGTTTTGAAAGGTACGTACTAATGGATATGTTTTCAGTTTGGCTTTTATTTTGATCACTAATTATAGCTGAAACTATTGATATAGAATCAAATCCTTTATAATTGATGTATTGATTTGAAACTATGTTAGTTTTATTATCAGGAGTTGGACAAGAGAATTCTATGTTATTTAAATTTGATTTAAATTCTTTTATTGATTCATAGTTTTTATTGTAAAATCTATCTGCATTTTGGTTATGAATTTCTTTATTAAAAGCTTCCCATTGCATTTTGTTAGCCTTTAATTGTGCCTGAAAAGATACATATACTAGAAATGCCCCACCAATACCAATTATCGGAGAGGTAAGTCCTCCTATGGTATCACCTAGTTGACCAGTATTTGTGAAATCATAATAAGGAATTATCGGAGGTAATAGGACCAATGTACCCCATATAAAACAAGTTATAATGATAATAATAGTAATTATTATTGCTGGTTTATAATCTATTTTATGATAGTTTGATATGTTGTTTTTCATTTAGTTGGATTTAATGAATTGGTTTGCCAAGGTATTAAAAATATCTAAATTGTATACTTAGTAGATTACCGTTCATCGATACTTTTATACCGTTTATCGGCAGCAACATTCCCGTTGCCTGATATTGTACATAGAAAATGTTGTTAAAATGTAATTTAGCAACAGAGATAAAGTAAAACTATTTCTAGTAATTTTTTAGTTGGATGTAAAAAGCCTGTAGTAATACAGGCTTTTTCTATTTATATAGTAGTACATAGCAGTAAAGAGATAATAACATCGATGTGAATTTTACAATGTGTTTTATAAAACCATTCGTCGATACTTTAATACCATCTAACTGCACTAGTATTCCGTTACTCGATATACAAGGGGCAGGGTAGTATTAAAATGTAATTTAGCAATAGGAATAACGGGAGTTATTTCTAATAATTTTTTAGTTGGATGGAAAAGCCTGCAGCAATGCAGGCTTTTTGTATTATAATATATAGGTGTTGTTAGCGCTGAGGTTATTCATTTAAAAGTAAAATAGCTTTGTTTACATCTTCAACAGGTATTTTGCAAGCTTTATTTACACATACATATATAAGTGTTTTGTTAGGGTCATACCTGTTTTGTAATAATGGCAGTTTGTCGTTAGCAATGGTACTACCTACAATTAACTTATTAGGTATATATGTTCTGTTTAAAGCTGCCAGTTTTTGCTGTGCATTATTCCCTACAATAGCTACTTCATAATAAGGGTTTGTGTAATTTAGCATCAAGTCTAACCAGTTAGAATAGCCTGAAGGATACTTTTGTATTTCGGGCTTTACATTATTAAGCATGGTCATGGCCGTTTCAGAGAAGTGTTTGTCATCAAAATAATGAGATAGCTTAAATAAATTTTTAGCCATTATAGAATTACTAGCAGGAATAACATTATCTCTGTACTCCATATTTCTAGATATTAAAGATTTATCTTGGCTAGAAGTAAAGTAAAACATCTTATTGTTCTCATCATAAAAATGATTAAAGGTATAAGTAGCTAAATCTCTAGCTGTAGTAAGCCATTTTTCATCGAGAGTATTTTCATATAACGCTATAAAAGCATCTATGGTAGTAGCATAATCTTCTAGATAGCCATTAACAGTGCTTTTACCATTTTTATAACTATGGTTTAAGCCACCATTTTTTCGTAATTGATTATTAATAATAAAGTCAGCATTCTTTTTAGCGGCAGCTAAATAATCTTTATCACCCAAAACTCTATATGCATCAATATAGCCTTTAAGCATTAAAGCATTCCAAGAAGTTAAGGTTTTATCGTCCAGTCGAGGGTGATCTCGTTTATTACGCTCCTTTAATAAGGTGTTTTTCCATTTTGCTTTCTTTTCAGCTAAAACAACACTTGTTATATTGTGCTTCTTAATAATCGAAGCATCGTCATCCTTCCTGATAAGTACATATTTACCATGTTCCCAATGTCCGTAATTATTAATGTTATAGTAATCTTTAAAAATTTTAAAATCTTCTTCGCCTAAAATATGCTTTAATTGAACTTTATTCCAAACATAAAAAGCCCCTTCTTCAAGATTACCATCAGTGTTATTGCTATCAGCATCTAATGATGAATAAAAAGCCCCATTATCGGTAGTCATGTTTCGTTTAGCATATTTTAAAGTCTCAATAACAACATCTTTATATAGTTTGTTTTTTGTAATAAGATAAGCGTCGGCATATAAACTCACTAACTGACCATTATCGTACAACATTTTCTCAAAATGTGGTACATGCCACTTATTATCAACAGAATATCTAGAAAATCCGCCGCCAATTTGGTCAAAAACACCACCATAAGCAATTTTTGTAAGTGTTAAGTTTACATAATTTTGCAATTTAACGTCATTAGTCTGGTAAGCATATCGCAATAAAAAATGAAGATTATTAGGCATCATAAACTTAGGAGCTCTATTAGTACCACCATTATTAGGGTCAAAATGTCTAGACCATTTTTTAACAGTACTCTTTATAAAGCCTTTATTAAAAACGGGTTCATTAGTATTTAGTTGAACAATATCTAACGATTTAATACCTTGCTCTAATTTATCAGCATACTCATATAATGTATCAGGATCTTCAGTATATACTTTCGATATCTGATTTAAAGCACTAACCCATTCCTTTTTTCTAAAATAAGTACCACCCCAAATAGGTCTCCCGTCAGGTAAAGCTATAACATTCATAGGCCAACCACCACTACCAGTCATAAGTTGTACCGCATTCATGTATACCTTGTCTACATCTGGGCGTTCCTCTCGATCTACCTTTATATTAATAAAGTTATCATTCATAACCTTCGCGACCGATATATCTTCGAAGCTCTCATGTTCCATAACATGACACCAATGACAAGCAGAATAACCAACACTAATAAGTATAAGTTTGTTTTCAGTTTTAGCCTTAGCCAAAACTTCATCATTCCAAGCATTCCAGTTTACAGGATTATGAGCATGTTGTAATAAGTAAGGGCTAGTTTCATGTATAAGATCATTAGTATGTTTATCATCTAACGATTTTGTGTTTTGACCCTTACAGCTTATTAAAGTAATAAGTAATAAAAAATGGATATACTTCAT